AAACTTTCCTTCTTCAAACGTTTGGTAATATCTGACTACATTTGCTGGTAAATATGCCATGCAAATATTTAGTAAAAATGGCTTTAATTAATAAAACCATTTTTCAAATTATATACACTATTTCCTTCTTGGTCTGTTATTTCCAGGATTTCATCCGTATAACAATTTATTTTTTCAAAAATACTTTTGTGGGCTTCATGAGCATCCAACGCACTCACGTCTTGAGTATGAATCTGTTTCTTTTCATTGTTAATGATCTTTACAGTGTACTTTTCATTCATAAAACTATTTACAACCTTGTTTGAATTTTTAAAGCTGGGAAGGACGCTTAATATGTAATGTAAAATTCTCACAGCCAACACAATCTTCAATATTAAAGCAACGAAATCTTCCGTCATTTAGCTGAACAATAAACATAGGAGAATGGTCTAGACCATAATCAATCAGTACTATTGCACGACCTTCACCATGTTCTTTAGCTTGAACCCATATTGGCGGTTCAAGCTGCAACAATGTTTGTCTCATTAGAAACTACCCAGATGCTCAATACCAGTTTTTTTATTTAATATATTATTTTCTGTCAGAATAAAATTGCCATATACATTTGTTTGCAAAATATTTTTATTTTGTAAATTAATGCTTCGTCCTATGTTTTTATCTGCTATTGCTTCAATTATCAAACAAGGAGAAAAGCCATTTAAAAACATGCTATTACTTTTCCATTCATAAACATACCGATTGCCATGTACTTGCTTAAGGAAAAGAACAGGTCTTTTTTCACAAAATAGGCTTAAATAAGCATCAATTTTTGCAAAATTCTCTTGAATATGCCTATTTCCTGTATACAATGATGCAATATTTTTATAGTCCTGTGCAAGCTTCATCCTTATTATTTAGTAATATAAATATTATATAAAATGAGTTTAAAACTTTGTTTTACTCGTAGGTTCAACAGGTTACTAAGCGAACTTAAGATTGATGATGGTTTTTTAAGAAAAGAGATATTAAACCTTTTCAAAGGTATAAAGAAAAAAATACGTTCTAAACGATTATTTTTCGATACTCATGGCAACCTTAAGAATTCGTGTTATGTGCATTGTTTGATACGCATTCAAACATATTCAATTGATAATTGTCACTTTAATAAAAAACGACGTAATTTTTTACGAGATCTACTGCATGAATTAAGGCATTTTCAACAACACAGAATTTACCAAATGGATATGAATGAATATAGCTTAAAAGACATGAATGAAATAACAAAAGAGTATTACAACAGCAAGATTGAAATTGATGCCAGAAAATACGAAAAACGTTACGTTAAAATTTATAAACGTCTCAGAAAACTTTACGGTTGATAAGGTAAAGAGTTCCAGGGATGCAAAGAAAAAACAATCCCAGATTAAAAATAAATCCGGCAATAAATAAACTCAACCAAAAACTAATGCATATATGGCAACCGTTTAGTTTTGCCAGCAATGGATATTTTAATGAAAGATAATCCTGCAAAGGAATCTTTGTGAAAATTTGAAAATGTTCCTGAATAGGACTTTTAAACCATATAACCAAAAGGGTTTCAACAATCAAACCCGCAAGAAAAATTGATTCAAGCAGCATTTTCCAAAACAAGATTTTTTTTGATTGCTTGAATGGTGTTGGTTCTTAAATTATTATGCATGCAAGGATAACATCCACCTTGCTTTTTCAAATTGGCATTGGCCGTGATATAATTGTTTCTTAACGATTGGCAATTCTGAATTTCACTAGGACAAGGTTGTTCCATCAAAAAAAACTGATTGATAATATGATATTCCTTTACAATATCCATAAACTTATAATTAAAAACCAGCAGTAAATGAGTTAGTCAGAGTCGTAAATGTTTGAGTTACTGGGTTATATTTTTTAAATGCTATTGTATCAACATAAGCATTATAACCATCATCTACATTAATGAATGTACCGGCGTGTACAAAAACGTCTTTGCTATTTTCTCCTTGGAAAAATGCGTTATATGAAATTGGCAATATTGTTTCAACTGCACTTAATGCAGCATTAAGAATTGCATTTGTAGCTATCTTCATTCTTTGAGCATATGTTCCGCCTTGAACAGGAGAAGCTGCTGTAAGTGCATTTCTTACTGTAGTATTGCTCCAAAGTGCATTAACGAGTGTATATTGTTGATAATCATTAATAGTAAATTCTGCACTAGGGAATGTTGGTGCGGTTGCACTCAAAGGACCAACGATTCTGGCTTGGGCTGCATTGACAGCTCCGCATGTTTGACTCAGATTTCCACCCTGACCTCTGCGTTTCATGAATCCAACTTGACCGCTCTTGGTGATTCCAATATGAGGATGCACGTATATGAACAATGCACCAGTTTCTGTTACGTGGCTCATCCAAGCAAAAAGACCAACAATTCCAGGGAAAGGATAACCACCTATTCCTCCTGCAAAGAAAGGACCGCTAAATTTTTGTAGAGATTCTGGATATTGACCAAATGTATTATTCGGGAAAATAGGTGCATTTTTATCATCAGAACATATACAAGCAGCTGTGACAACATCATCTGGTGTATAACCACAAAGAGTTTGAATAAATGTGGCACATCTACTTCCAAATGTTTCTGCCAAAACAGCATTAGGATATGTAATTCTTACAGTGCTCGTATAAGCACTTTGATCGGCAGTAGCAGGTGATGTTTGGGTAGTATTGAATAAAGGAATATAATATGTTGCTCCATTGATCAAAACAGGCAATCCGGTAGAACCTTGGCTAATAGTTAGACCAGTTGTGTAATTAGAAGCACTTGTCGGAAAACCATATGTGCTATCAATTAAATTTTTAAAATCATTAGAAGAAGGTGTATGACCTGCTGAAAACGAATCGTATAGTGCATCTTTGCTTACAATTGACATAATATTATTTATGCAGGGGTTGGTGTTTCTCCACCTGTTGTTTCAGGTGTTTCTGGAGCTTCAGGTGCTTCTGGAGGAGCTTCCCCACCGGCTTCAGGGGCTTCAGGGGCTGGTGTGGGTCCTCCTGGTGTTGGGCCAAATTCAGGAGGGGTTTCCGCTCCTCCACCTGCTTTTGGCTGCTTTTCACCACTTTCAAACTGTTTACGCCAATCTGGACCTGCTCCTGAGATTTGATCAATCTCCCACTTGAGTTCAGCATCTTTACGAAGGAATTCACGATTGGCAAGAACCATACGGTCAGTCCATCCCAAAATCTTCTTTTGCATGTAAATCTTGCTAATACTGTCATTATTAGTGATATTATTGAATCCTTCTGTACGCATCTGCATTTTTTGCAATTCACGCATTTCATAAAAATTAGAGGGAACATTAAAAGTAAGATCAATATGATTCTCTTTCAAACCATACTCACTCCACATTCTTTTTAGTTTAAGATTTGTGATAAATCCATTCTTAAGACCATCAGCAAAACGAAGCTGTTGACGAATGATAAATTTGGAAAATTTAAGTTCTTCCCGAAGAATTTCTGTTCCATCCTTATATGTGTCTTCTGGATTCAAACGAGAAGAAGGAACTTTCAAACTTCTGTACAACTTTTTCATGAAGTACATTAAGTCATTCAATTCACCCAGATTCTGACCACCTTGTAGTTGTGTTACATTGGTTCCTTCTTGACCAGTGCGCTTGGCAAACCAAAAACTATCCAACATGCTTTGTGGATTGAATTTCTGTACTGTTGCATCTTGACTGGAATCAAACGTTTTGCGATTCCAATACTGTTGCATGAGACGACGCATGTATCCTTCTGCTTTGGCCGGACTCATGTTTCCAACATCCACATTAAAAACAAGCTTTTCTGGAGCACGAACCAAACGATAAATTACAATACTATCTTCAATCAATGAAAGCTGGCGATAAGCTCGACGTGCATTTTCAAGAAAAGGAAGACGAACTGTTTTGTTTTCATTCCATATTCCGCTATTAATATAAGTTACCTGATTCTTATCCAAAGGAACGATTTGATAATCCACAACCTTAGTTGGATTTGTTTTGTCGAATATTGGCTTTCTGAGAACATATCCTTTAACCAAAAGATTCTGCACATTTCCAAAAACAGGATCTATCAACTCCGGAGGAATACTGACAACACCAAGAATACCTTCTTGGGGATAATCTCTATGAATGATATGCTCGAAATAAATTTCTGCATCCACAAGCAAATGACGGAAATATTCCCATCCCCTATGCTCTAATTCAAAAAGATTAATATAACGACGAAATTCCTTTTCAATTTCTTCTCTCTGAATATCTGTCAATTCAGAATCATGAAAACGCAGCTTTACAATTCTTCCTTCTTCATCGACATTTATAACTTCATCACAAATTTCATCCAATGCATCTGCAACTTCTGAAAAAGCTGCCATCGTTCTATAATCTCGGATTCTTGCTGCTTTATCTGATTGTATATTTGCATACAAATAAGTTGATAAACTGTTATCACTTGCAATTGCTCCAATGCTAGTTTCATTTACGCTTGTGCTACTGCTTATACTATGTTTGGCAATTGCTTCTGTACGACGACTTCCAGTATCTTGAAAAAGAGAGAACTTAGGATTTAGTTGGGACAAAACATCAACAACAGAATAATTGTTGTATGGAAGACGTTCACTTATAAACTTTTGCAACCCACGACCAAAAGTTGTTGATCCACGATCATTTGTGGATGAGTAATCCGGTTGAGCCATATTATTTATTTATAAAATCAGGTAAATTTTCAATGCTAAATATTATTTTACAAATATTTGTATAAACTAAGGATTATAAGCCAGATTACTGCCTGTATATGTTAGATAATTAAACAAATAGGTTAAAACAGAAACATTCTCACTTGCAGATATCATTTGCACATATGTAAATCGGCTGCTTTGACTAGCCAGTGCGTAACCTGCGTCATTTGCAAAAACAAAATCAATTTTACAATTTCCCAGATAAACACTAGGCATTCTGAATCTTAATATATTATTATTTAAAACCTCATAACTGGTTATTGGGTATCCTTTGAATGCCGGGAATTTTGCACTAATACTTTTTATATTTGAATAAAAATTATAACTAGAAAGTATAGGATTTGTTACATTTGCTGAAAGATAAAGTCCATTTCCTGTTTTGTAATTAAACATGTCTCCTTGAAATGTAAAAATCGCTGCACTAGAACCTTGAGTTATTGTAAGTGTAGGTTCCTGATTTAATTCGGGATAAAATCTTTTAATCATATATTAATCAATCGTTACACTTACCGGTCCTACAAATTTCGGATTTGCACTTAGACTGATTACGTCAGTGTTATAGAATGCACTTTGAGGTGAATTTAATGTATATGCCTCGGATTTTAGAGCATAATAATTATCATATTCAAGCAATGCTTTGGAAGAAGAAGCTGTAATATACGTATTGATGTAAAATATATTTTTGACTGGATCTGTTTCTTGTGGAAAGATCCAACCTTTTATTGTGAAGCTTGTGTCCGCCACAATTAATGCTTTTGCTGTGGGGTCTTGTTCTACAGGATATTGAAGATTAACATTACCACTCCACAATACTTCGCTTCTTATTTCCTGAATAACACCCAAATCATATGAAGATGGTATCTGCCAAGAAAGAATGATATAAGGATTGTTAAAAGGAATAAAATTACTCAAAATCTGATCCATATCGCTTTGATATCTTGTAAGAATTGACATATTGATTCCAATATCAATCGGAACCGGTGTTCTGAAAAAAGTTGTTTTCTCTTTTCGTTTACTATCCGCATCACCTTGTGGAACATAAAAACCTGCAATTTTATTAAAAACTCTGCTTTCATCCCGATTAAGACCTGTGATTGTTACGGATACAACAGGAAGTGTAAGATTTTGACCAGGAGTTACAATATCAAACAATACCCTTTGTTTTGGGGCATAAAGATAACGAACCTTGACTTCTTTTTCAGCATCCCGATTTTGATTGAATCTTTTGATAACTGTGCCGTCAAAAGCATCTATAAAGGATGCTATAAGGTCTTTTACTTCAAAGTGATACGATTGTTGCAGCATAAGTGTACCTTAAAGTATTTACTTTAAGATAAAGCACTTAGAACCATATTTATATTATAATATTTTTTCTTCTTTGGAATCGGTAGTGTTTTCAAAACAGATGAAATGCTATGCATACCTTTAGAAAGGTTGTTTAAATGAAAATCAAATTCCAAATGATTCTTTTTAACACGAAATTCAAAAGGATAAGGTATTTCAAAAATCTTACGTTCTTTTCTGTCACAGGTTATAGTGAAGTTCAGGTAAAAGTCTTTTACCGAAAAAAGAAGCAGTCTTCCCTCCCGATATTGTTTGTTCTCTGAAATAAAAACAACTTTTTTCTGAAGATAATCCAAAATAGTTTTTTCGATATCTTCAGGAAGTTTCATGTATCCATATACCTCATTTTTTCACCCGCCGAAAGAACTGCTAGCTTCTTCTCAAAGAAATCCCAAAACTTGTCAGAAGGAATAATTTGAATCAGATCACAATCATCCATACTAATGTTCCGATAATCCTGCATAATGATATCCCAAACATTTAAAATGTTTTTTGCAGTTCGGTTAAAATATGGAACAGGCTTGCTTACGCTTATAGGTCTGAAATTAAGTGTGATTCTTCCGGCTGGACTATTCAGAAACCTTTTATCGTTGCTGCAAATCATTCTTCGTTCTGCGGGATGACCGGCTTTTGGCCGTCTCCGTGCAAATCGGATTTCAGCGACGTTGTTTTCTAGAATTGTTTTTAGAGCTTGTAATGCTATTTTCATTTTTTCGGGGTTGGCATACGCCAAAAATTCTTTGTTCGTTTATGAAAAGACCATGCTTAACCAAGCCGTGATCAACCACATCAATTTTATTGATTTGTACGCCCATGTTATTTGGGAACATGATAATATCATTCTTTTTAACAAGCTTACAATTAGGACCAAGAAGAATGACTTTTGCCAAACGCCAAGCATTTGTCATGGCATTTGTTTTTACAATAATACCATTTCTTACAATTTCATCCTTTTCACCAGCCAAATCTGTAAATTCTGCTAAAATCACATCATCCAATATTTTTTCAAGATTGTATCCTGTAAAAATACTATCAAATGAACTTCCGGAATGACTGCTTAAATCAATTATGCTTTTGCTTACTGGAATTTTATCTATATTCACAGTAGTAATTATGAATCAGAATAAATTTGCAATAAATTTTCTAAATCTTTTGAATTTACTGTTTTCAGTATAAGTTCAGCATCTCGTGTGCCCATTTCCATATTTTTTGTCAAAATTTTAATAGGATTTTGCTTTTTCTCTTTGTCTTTACTTTTGCTTAGATAGTTGATTTTTCTATAAGATTTTTTTGGCAAAAATACAAATAATATTTTTGATAATAAATCAAAGTCTTCAGTTAAATGTTGTTTATTGGTTATTTGATTAACAATTTGACATGCTTCTTTATCATAAAAACTAATCCATCTATTGAGCATAAAGCTGCCCAAATTATCACTACAATGTTCCTTCCCAACATTATTTTTGTTTTTACTGAAAAGAATGTTGTTTATGTACTGAAAGAAATTTAACATGCTGTGGATTTTAAAAATACAGAATCTGTTATCTTATAGAACATATCCACAATTGTTTGGGAAAGCTTATTCATCTGTTCTTCATTTAAATTCATTTCATATGTATATGCAGGAGAATTTTCCCCAGCAATATTACACAATGCTATGTGACCCAAACCACAACCATTCAAAATTCTGTATCTTGCAATATTCAAAACACCTTGATTTTGAATAAGCCCTTTTCGTTTAAATTCCCTATTCACAATAATGTTATCCATATTCACGGCTAAAGGAATCTTTAGAAATTCCTGGGAAAGCACGTTGGCTATTGAACTGACCAAGAAATGTGAAAATAACGCACCAGATACCGAATCATGAACAAGAGGATTCTCATAAACAATATTCAATGCTTCCTGCATTTCATCAATTCCAAATTGAGAAAAGTCATATCCTTTACCTGGATTTACAGTACCTGTGAAAACAATAACATTTCCACTAGGAAGTGCTTTGTCTCTGAAATAGGAATGCACAAACCTTTTGTTGATTATTTCGACATTAAAATTTTGTTTTGGTAGTATCATATGATTCTATAGTTTGTATGAGACAGGTCAGTAATATTATACCCTCCTGAATAGGAAATGCTACTCTGCAAATCCTGTTCTATTTCTGAAAGCATTTGCAAATAGGTTTTTCCATTTTCTTCAACTAAAATGGTTGTGCCTTCTATGTTTTCAACAGAAAGATTATTGATAACTTTATTCTCATAACTGGCAGAACCGAAATATTTTTTATATATATTAAATTTTTTGAATTCTGGATCACTTTTTGAATCTGTAACAGGATATTCAACAATTGTATCGGCTGGACTATCTGAGCATGCAGCAAACATGCTTCCTATCATATTGATGGTCGAACCTGCCACAATGCTTTTGGCTATGTCTCCATGACAACGAACACCACCATCAGCCATAATTGGTATGTCAATTTCTGCGCATTCCTGTATACAAGTGAAAACAGGAAGAGTAAATCCTGTTTTATCTTTGGTTATACAAGCTTTTCCTGTTCCAATCGAAACCTTTACCATATCCGCACCCCAATCTTTTAGATCTTGTGTTCCTTCTTTTGTTGTTACGTTTCCTGCAATAACGAATGTATCAGGAAAATCTCTTTTAATCTTTTTTATAGCTTCTTTTACTAGCAGATGATGTCCATGTGCCACATCAATAAGAATAGAATCCACTTTAAGATTCTGTTCTTTTAACTGATCAAGAATTTTATCACACTTTTCTCTTACACCTACCGAAATAGAGATGAACTTCCAATTTTCCTCATTTGCCCTTTTCACAAAACCAAGTGTATCTCCAAATCTGTGCATCACATAAAAATACATATTTTCAGACAGTAGCTTTCCCAAGTCTTCATTGATGGTGCAAACCATATTTGAAGGGCTTACAGGCAACTTAAAAACATTATTTCCAATACAAACCTTTGTATCTGCACCTTTTCGGGTTTCCAATTCACTATACTTTGGAATTAAAACCACATCTTCAAACCCTAATGCTTTTTCAGTTTTCATCGACGGCTATTATAATAATCAGTTAGCAATTGTAAAGAGTTATCTGATATTTTAACTTTATCTTTCAAGCGTTCTAAGTTTCTGGCTTCTGTATTTCTTCCCAAAATGTTATAATTTATAAAAAAAGAAGTGTCTGTTATGTATCGACTTGCTCTATTATTTTCAAATTTATGTTTAAGATAATGTTCAGCATTCCATATGTCAGGATAATTGAAATAATTGCTATCAAAAATTTCACGCAATCTTTGATGGGAACAAACAAAACAGGAATCATCAAAACCCCAAAGTCCACTGTCCCGAAAGTCAAAGGTGTCTGTATCATAAAGTTTAAATGATTCTGTTTTATATAACACATTTCTATGCTTCTCGGTCCATTTACCCTTTTCCACAAGATATTCGATTTTGTATGAAAGATTGATCATTTCATAATCGGTATTGAAAACCATATTTTTCAAATCATCACGGTTTTGTTCTGTTGCTTCATAAGAAAAAGTATCGTCCTGATAAAAGAAAAATTTGTTAATTTGTTTGCTTTCCAGAAAATTCATCAGGTAACGAATACAATCGCAATAGGTATTATTACTAAAAACAAATAAAGTGGAATTCTTTAGTATCTTGTTGTTCAAAACATAATTTTTAACCTCATCAGAAGGGTTATGAAGCGATATGATGTTCATATCAAAATTAGAAATGAAGTCCTGAAAATACCTATCCTCTGCCCTTATCTTAAGCAAAGGCAAACGATCACCGTATGTTTGAAAAAAAGATACGTTCACCCTGCGCTTTTTTTAATATTATCTGCTGCTGCTATTGCCACGTTGCTGTCATTCTGTTCCAAGTGTCGCATGTTTGTTGGATTGAATCCTCGTTCCATGGGATAATCCCCAGGATATTCCAGCATGAATGTGGCATCAATATTATGCATAGGAATGTCCCTCATGGTATTTCTTACATGATGATCCACATAAAACTCGGTAGATTCATCATTTCCTGCTAGCTTTGCATAGTCTTCCACAAAATGAAACATCTCACAATATCTGCGCATCACTTCATGATTGCCCATGGCAAATCGGTCATTTAATTTTCCATCCCGAGATACCGTAGAAAGATAATGTTGAGGTGTTAATAATACATTCTGTTTTGCCACAAACTCCAAATCAGCATCCTGAAGACAATCAAACCAAAATTCATCTGGTCTTCCTCGCACAATCACATCATACTGAAAACTATTCTTCTTTTCATATTCTTCAATAAGATCATAACATCCTTTTATATTATAAAGTTGTCCCAAAACATGATCGGCCACTTCCATTCCCCAACCATGACTTACATGAACTGGATACTTGTGGTGCATCACTTCCGGAACCGGTATCTTGATTTTGCTACGATCCTGAATGTTAAATGCTCTAATATTGTGATATCCCATGACAGTTTCTGAATCTTTTTCAATACCATCTTTGCTACACCATCCATGAACAAAAACATCTGCTTTGATTGGATCGATCATGAATTTGTTGGCCCATTCCTGAGTTATCCCAAAATTCCGTAGTCCACCTGATAAAAGAACAGCAATTTTAAGGTTTGTTTTGGTTTCTGGGACATTTATTTTAAAAAACTCCCTATTAACAAATTGATAAACATATCGCATCCTGCTTCGGGTTGCATGCCGGACTTGATCCTGCATTTGTTCGGGTGTCATATTCTTATCTTACGGTTAAAAATAATTTTTCAACAATAGTTGAATTATAAAAACAAATGCTTAATTAGATTCATGGATGTAAACTTTATTGTTACTTGTTATAACCGGGAAAATTATTGGCCATATTTGAAAGAAATCATTAATTCTTACAAAATAATCAAGCCCCATATTGCTTATTGTTATAATGGAGTAAACCAAGATGAGGTTTGTGATTTTCGTTGTGGAAATCGTGGTCATATTGAAGGGGACACCGACATGATGATTGGTGGTTATAACCATTTAAAAGACAATGGAGTTAAGAATTGGATCAAATTGAGTGTAGATAGCTGGCTTCTTGATGAAGAAAAGGTTTTGGATATTCTTAAATTGATGGAAGAAAAGGATTATGTTTATGCGGGATGTCGTTGGACTGGTGATCCGTGGTTCAGCACAGATGTTTTCTTTGCCAGAGAAAACGATTTTCATTTCATGCATAAATTCACAAAATGGGCCATTCATTATATTGAAAAGGTTGATTACTCAATCGAAAGGTGTATTGCCGATCTTGCAAAACAAAGCGGAAAGTATTACATGATTCCAGAACGTGATCCAGTTCCGGGAAATCATGGTACCCGTTATGTTGTGGAAAAGCTAGGATGGGCCATGTACCACGAACTTGATAAGAATCTGAAGATGTGGGAAGATTACAAGAAATCTAAAGTTTTGTAATTTTCTATAATATCTGAACAAATACCAGCGCATCCTGAAACAAAATCATTATTAAGCTCGGGCATTACTGAAATACTGTTTTTAACAGGTTGTTTTCCGGGATAAACCCAAATATATCCATGGCTTGTAAGAGTCATGGTATCATTTTCATGCCAAAAATAATTAAGCTCTTTGTGTTTCTGCATTAATTCTATTGAAGCAACGTCTTTGCAATGCACCCAAACATGTTCTTTTCTCTCTTTAAGCCAATTTAATCCCACAGGATAAACCGGATTGTCATGGCCAAGATGAACGATTCCTTCTATTGTATGAACGTCTATTTCACAATCATATCCATTTTTTAATACATTATCGATAACATGCGGATTGTTTTCCGTTTCGGAATTCTTTCCGTTTAGATTACCTCGATGCGATATAAGAATCATTCTGGACGATTTTTAAGATAATAATCCAAATCTTCAGGTGTGCCCAATCCCCACATCTTTTCAATATTGAATACTTTTATCTTTTTATTGTCTTCTATTGCCTGGTTGAATACCGGACAAACATAAAATTCATTATTGACCCGGATATTTTTATGTATCATTTGTTCTGCATATTTGACATAATCAGAACCTTTTTTCCAATAATAAACACCCACAGTTGCAATATTACTGATTGGATTTTTCTCGGCCACTTCACAAACAAATCCATCATCATTCACCTTGGCATAACTCCATTTAGGATGGGTAGAATTAAAAGTCAGTATTCCTGCATCAATATCATCTGCAATCATAGAATACATGAATTCGTTGCTGTCCCATTCAATAAACTGATCAGAATTGGCTATAATGAGGCTTTTATCATCGTTAAAATACTCTTTAGCGAGAAGAGTGGTACAAGCAGCACCCTCAGTGATTCCTTCTGTTTGTACAATCTTACAATTAGGAGATATTATATTTAAAAGATTTTTTAAATTATATTTTTCATAATGTTCCTTTTGTACTATGAAAACATGTTCTGCATCAATATTCAAGTTTTCAATAACAACCTGAATCATGGGCTTTCCTCGCACCTCAATAAGAGGTTTTGGGAATGTATAGCCTGCTTTTTCAAATCTGGATCCTGCTCCTGCCATTGGAATCAGAACCCTAACATCTCCTCGACCTTGCCATTTTGGTTTAATCATATGTGTTTCCTTTCGGTTAATGAATTCTTTTAATTTATCATAATTGAGATCAGAACTATTTTTTACTGGAAAAAGATATGCTCCAGATCTTTGTGCTGCTTTTCTTCCTATGTGTGAATCTTCAATGATAACAGTTTCATCCGGACTTGCATGACACGCCAGCATAGCCCTTAGATACATTTCTGCACTAGGTTTTGGATTGTTTACGTCTTCATTTGAAAACAAATAATCAATATATTCAAAAAAACCTTTTCTTAAAAGCTGAATCTTGGCTGTTTCTCTTATTGAATTGGTGCAACAGCATATTTTCTTACCATCTTTTTTTATTTTAAATAAAATATCCTTTATGCGTTCATCTTCTTTGAAATTGTTTATAATTTCTGTTGTATATTTTTGCTTTAATTGCCATATTTTTTTATGCAGTTCGATGGGTAGATTCTTTTTCTCAGAAAGAATATTCAGCTTTTTAGTTGTGCTAAGACCATCATATGTGGAAAGATGCTCTTCTTTTGATATTATATATTTTGTATCAATTTGCTCCAAAGATTTATTAAGTGACAAGAAATGTAGTTCTCTTGAATCCACAAGAACACCGTCCAGATCAAATATAACCAATTTGATTTGGCTCATAAATTAGGTGTTGTCACTCCCTGGTGTTGGGCCACTTCTGAAGCACAAATATTTGCAAATTCTATGGATTTTTCAATATCATTTGATTTGATATATTCCACAACTAGTCCTGATAGGAACGTATCTCCGCATCCAGAGGTGTCTTTTACTTCGATTCTTTTTGTAGGATATACTTTTCCATTATAAATACAACCATCTCCTCCTTTTGTGCGTATGATCCTCTTTTCCAACTCTGGAGTTATGGTTTCTTTGCTTCTTTCATATTCATAATTGTTTATTTTTATAAATTTTGCTTTATTTGCCCATGAACCAAGTTTCTTTTTTGTGTCAATAAAAACATTTGGATGCCAAAAGCATATGCTTTCAATATCACTTTCTTTTAAAAATCCCTTGTTGTAATCAGAAATAACAATCAACTTATAATCATATCTAAGTAAAGTAGCATCTACTCTGTCGATGTTGTGGTCAGTATCAACTCGCATGAACATGTGATTGGTTGGTCCGTGTACATATCTTGTTTTAGTAACATATGGCCAATTTGTATTTGTGATAATATCACAATCGCCACCCAAAGATACAATATTTCTCTGGACATTTTTTGCCATTCCTTCATTTTCTTTTTGATGAAGAACTTTTAACGCCGGAACAGGAATATCGGGACACAAACGAGTACAATCACAATAAACAAAAATGTCCCTACAACTTTCACCGATGATGAGAATATCTTTGTTCATTCATTTCAAAAACAGCTTTTCTTTTCCACAATCATGCTGGGACGGTTAGAAATCATAGCATTTTTATATGCAACTATGGCTTCTTTACCGTTTGTGGGCACATAAATGGGGAAATCTACCATGTTTCTGAATCCTTCGGTGAAATCCTGTGAATGTGTAGGACCAGAATAAAAAGGTCCAGAATCTGCAACCACAGATCGAAGAATCACTGGAACTTGATATTCTCCATGGGAAATTCTTTCAATATGATTCACATGATTCACAATGGCATCGGCAGCTACCATCATGAAATCATGCCGCTCATAATAGATAACAGGTTTGAATCCTTCAAATGACATGCCAATTCCAAGACCAGTCATAAGATTTTCTGCTACTGGAGTTTCAATCTTTTGTGATTTATCGACATTTTTTAATGTTCCCATGGCATCACCATTGGTCACATTGTATCCAATAAACACAGAATTCATTTTTCCAATTTCTGTCATCATTTGATTGATGGCATCCTTGAACTTGATGTCTTCTGTTATATCAACTGAAGGAAGAACCTCTTTTGGAAGGGGCGGAAAATAATCATCATGAGTCTTTGTCTTAGTCTTACCCAAATTAATCATATCTTCTGTTCTGGCATGGGGCCATGTAATATTATAATAATATTTTCTAACACAAGGAAAGAAGGTTGGATCAAGAGCTTTGCCCCAACGCTCTGTTTTATCTGTGTTTACAGAACGATTGTTATCTTCAACTACAAATGTACAAGGCAAATCAAAACCATGAACATAACGGGCTGCTTCAAAAAGATGACCAGAATCCTCGGTTCCATCCCCTACAAAACACCATACCTTCTGTTTGGATCCTTTTCTTTTAAGAGCCAAAGCAATTCCTGCTGCAATTGCAGCAGTTCCACCGATAATTGCTGAAGTAAAGAAGTTACGCTTACGATCATAAATGAACATGCTCCTTCCATTTTTAATACGATCTTCCAACACATCTGCAGGAACTCCATGTAAAAGTGCATGATAATGATTTCGGTGAGTAGCCAATACATAATCACCTTCTTTGATTTCTTTGAAAATATCCAGCAATTGTTCCTCGTTTCCTCCTGACAAATGAAACAGGAAAGGAAGCTGAGAGTCCCTGTAAAGATCCGCTATACGGTTTTCAAAATTTAATAAATCATCTTTTGTAAGCATAAAAACTATTTTATCAGGGGTAAATCATAATTCTACCTGCTTTTCCATTCTTTACTAAATCTATTGCTGTATTCACATCATCCAATCCAAACTTGTGTGTTATTAAATTTTCAAAGTTAATCTTCCCTTTTTTGTATAAATTTACATATCGGGGAAAATCATCTGTTGGGTTTACGTTTCCACCTTGTGTGGAACGTATAATTTGACCATTTCCTGCAAAAAAATTGGCTGGATTTTTTATTTCTAGGCAGTTGTGTTTGCTAGGTTGACTAACAATAATGCATCTTCCCCTTGCTGAAAGCAGAGGCAGATAATCTGAAATCACTTGCATATTTCCTGATGTATCGATGATACAATCAATTTTTTCAGAAATCTCATTTAACCCAGTTATAAATTTTGCACCAAGACCTTCAACCATGGATTTCTTTTCATTTGAAATATCCAAACCATACATGTTTCCTGCACTAGCAAGATTTGCTGCCATGATAATATTCAATCCAACTCCTCCACAACCAATTACCAAAACAGTTTCTCCGAATTTTATATTCGCATCATAATTCACGATTCCAAGTGCTGTGCTCATTCCGCAACCCAATAAAGCACAAAATTCATTAGGTGTGTCTTGAGGAATGGCGGTAAGTCTATTTTCTGATACTATGCTTTTTTCGCTAAGAGTTGTGATTTTTCCACTGCTAATTTTTTTACCTTTGTAGATGTATTCTGGAAACGGAGATTCTATACCTTCTCCTTTTTTCCAATGAAGAATGACTTTATCACCTTGTTTAACACGAGTGACACCTTCGCCTACACTTTCTACTACTCCGCAACCTTCATGACCCAAAAGATGTGGGACAAATTTGGCATTTCCTTTAAGACCAGCAATCTCTTGAAGTTGTGCACCACAAACCCCACTTACCAATATTTTAACTAGAACTTGACCAAATTTTACTTCAGTAAGATCTACATCACCGATAACTAATGGTTGATTAATTTCTTCTAAAACGGCTGCCTTCATTTTGCATATAACATTCCCCATCGCTTTTTACGCTCTGGATCAATATCCTCGTCTTTAATAAGATCATCCCAGCTTTTATATTCCAACGCCGGATTGAATTCTTGTATTGTTTCGTTTGTTCCTTCCCAATGACTATCATTTGCAAATAGGTTATAACCGAGTTTTCTTAATATTTCAACACATTTTAATGTATCTTGGAAAAATTCTTCACTCCATTCTAAAAGAATCGTTCCACATTTTTGCGATAGTCCACTAAGAGCTATGGATTCGGCTCCTTCAATATCTAATTTTATAATATCTGGAACTCCATAAACATTTATCATTTTATCCAAAGTGGTAGATCTTACTTTTATTTCCCGTTTTGTTTGTTGAAAATAATGATTATGTCGTATTTTTTCAATCCAATCCGGGTTAATTGAATTGATGCCAGGATTGCAATCACATATGAAAAGAGAAACATCTTGTTTACAAACATTTGAGACCAATCCGTGAATACATTCAACATTACGCAAAGGATTCCGATCAAACATTTCTTTATAAACGGGATGTCCATCAACTCCTATAATTTTTGCATCTGGATATATTCCCAGAATACATCTTGTAAAATTTCCTTGATTATAACCAATATCAAAAACAAGAGTGGGTTTATTGCTCATAAATGTGCCAATTTAATTTGTTTGTTGGGTATTCCCATGGTTCTATAGGTTTTGTATATCTATGCATATACAAAGGTTTATCTAGTGTTTTAAAAACCAAATCAACCATGAACATGACGCAAGATTCTATAACATGAACTTCTTTTGCATTTTCGATTATTTTACAATAATCAAATATATTGTTTGTATATTCGGGTTTCACTCTGAATATTTTTAAATTCTTGTCAGCTATTTTAGTTGTATCAACTATTTGATTTCTTGCAATATCATCATGAATAAAAACATATTCATTAGGTTGGAATCCAAAACTTGAGTATAATTTATTTTCCCTTTCATGATCTCTTTCCACATGAAAGCTTTCCCATTTTTTGTTAAAATCTACTCCTGCTTTAGCATAAAAGCTTTTTTCAACTGTATCTGCGGCTCCAATTCCTAATTTGTAAAAGTTCTTTATTCCGTGTAAATTAACAAAATATTGTGCTCCGCTTTCTTCTATAGGAAATACTTTTAGATTAGGCAGATCCCGATACATGAATTCGATATTATAATAATATTTCAACTTGCTATACACATACAATTTTGGGTGTCGTTTGTATAGTTCCCTGACAAGACCATTGCATGTGACTTGGTCACCTAATCCCAAATGGGTTAAAACATGTCCTTCTTCGGACTTTATGATCATAGAGTCTGTACGTAATTGATAAGACTTTTTGCCCTAGTTTTAAATGTATGCTTGTTCTTTACAAACTCATATCCTTTTACTGAAGTTTCTTTAATGACTGCCGGGTTTGCTTTTAAATAGTTTATTTTATCAATAGCTTCTTCAATTGAGCGGTACATAAAAAAGTTTTCGCTATCTTTAAATCCTAGATCTTTATATTGATCATCGTAATTTGTAAGAAGACATGTTCCACAACCCATGGTTTCAAAATTTCTATAATTAATATCATTAAAGATATTTTTGTTAAAAAGAACTTGATATGAATTGATAGCTAAAATCATATGAATACCCCTCACATCAATATCCAGTTTAAATTCAGGAAAATAATTTTTAATTGCATCAAAAAGAGGCTGACGATTACAATAATTTCCACAAAACCCAAGAAGTGTATTTTTTTCAACTTCTTTAATGGGAGTTATAAAATCTGAATCATAACAGTTTGGAAACCATACACTGTTTTCGTCCAAAAAATATCTTGTGGCTTCTAAAATTTTATTGTATTTTCCTTTTTTAAAGATATTCAAATAATAATCTTTTCCTTGGCAATGACTATCGATTGCCCAAAGAAGCTTGATGGGTTTGTTATATTCTGAAATATCTGGTACCCATCCAACATCATAATTTTCTAAATTTATAATCACATCATATGAATTATAGTCTGGTTTCTTTTCAAAATTATCATGCCCTAAACCCCAGACATCACATTCCTCCCCATGAAACCAAAGTGCCCTTTGAAGACTATTGCATTCCCGCAAATGCCTGCTGACGATATGTCTTCCGTTTTCTTGAATGATTAAGAATTTCATATGTAATATTTCCTCCGGTGGTGAAAAAATAGTTGTTTATATTGTGATTCTGGTTTTATTTTATGGTTTCCCCATTGTGATGGATCTCGATGTATAGTTATTTTATATCTTATAGAAAGCAAGGAAAGAATAGATTGGTCATGACGATGATCTTGAAAGTCTTTATTAAAATTTTCAGTTATGTTAGGTGCGTCTGAGATTATATTATAATTCTGACAAATATCTAGATAACAATCAAAGAACTTTTTGCTAAAATCAGTTTTACGAAAAACAATATAAGATGCATTTACCTGATTGCCATACAGATATTCGTCTGTTTTTAATCCCATGATATTAAAACAATCAGATTTTGTCCATTGATTATTTTTCCAAACATTACCATTTGGTTCTCCATCTGTGTTTTCAAACAAAATAATTCCTTTTTCATCTTTTTTACACAAATCATACAAAGGAGACAGGTCACCAATCACTTCATTTCCAGAATCAACATACATGAAAACATCGTCATCGGATGCTTTATCCAAGAACTTTTTTATAAAATAACTCTTCCAAACCCAATAACCAAATCCTCGCTTATCATTGAAATGCCGAATATTCTTTTTATAAAATTCAGATTCAATATCTGGTTCTTTCAAAATATGAATTTGATTCACATTTGCATGAGATTGAGCACTAGCTTTTAAAGCATCTAAGGTGGGATAATATCTCCAGTTTCCGAAACTAAACAACGCTTTTTTCATTGAATCTTGCTTAAATCTGCCTTGATTCCCAGTATCTGTTCCCATTTCTTTGCTTCCTCAATACGTGCATCCTTTAATTGTGGCCATATCAAATCTGAATGTTCTTTGTTTTCGCCTTCATGTTTACGCATATCATCGGCCACCTTGTCATATTTGCTGGTTCCAAATACCCAATGATTATGTGTGATAGTGATATCTGAACGATAAACCTTTCGTCCAAACGCCGTAAACATGTTGTCCAGCCATTGATCAATCCAATTACGACTAAATTCTTTTCGCATGAAATAACCAGTTACTTCCATGTAACGACGATGAATAAACAACCATGCTGCAAATTGATCATTCCGATGGCCATCATATCCGCAAACAAGCTTGAATTTATCCGGACATTTTTCAGCAGAGAACTCTTCCAGGATTTTCTCATCCCAACCATCTGTGCTGAATACCATGTCATCTCCAAGCATGCTGATAATTTCTTCGGTACTGTTTTCTGCCAAAGTGTTCCAAAGATAACCAAGGCTGAATTTTCCTTCAGGATTGGGAGGAATCACAACTATTTTCAAATTGCTTATTGCTTTTGCCATTTTTTGACAACGTTCCAATGTAGGATCATCTTTGTCTATTCCCATATAAAGTGTGTAATTGTCCGGATTTTTACATCGAGACAATGCACTCATCATGAAACTGATTTTGTTGTTTAATCGTTCCCGTGTTGGAAGTAATAATGCTATTTTCATGCTTTACCATCCTTTTTGATTTTCTTCATAATCTGTAGAACCTTTTCTTTTGAAGAATCTGGTACGCAATTTTGCCATGCCGGATTATAACCATGCTTTTTATAAAATAAAGAGCATCCTTTCTGAATATTTTCCCGCCAATCATTACGAGGACGGATGGAGCTGCTATGTTCTGAACACATTTGTTCATCAATATAATCCATGCTATTGGCCAGATCAGGCCAGTTCCAATAAGGAGTGGTATATCCTGCAAGCGATATGCGATAACTGTGTTCCACATGCTCAAAAGCATTTAGAAAATCCTCATCAAACAATCCAATCTTTTCAAGAACCTCCCGTGTATAATAACAAAAACTGCCCACACAACCCTGAACTATGGCAATTCTTGTATTTTCTGGATATTCCACAATAAACCGGGGACATGCAGGACCGCCAGAAACTCCATTTTTGTTGGCAGGTCCATGATAAGCAAACATAAAATGCTGAATTCCTGTAATATCTCTTGCCTGTATATAAGCATCAAAAACTTCAGGTTTTTTGATCAACATATCATCTTCAACTATAAAAATATGGTCACAGCCATTTTCTAAAAGCTTTTTAAATAATATATTTTTACATTTTCCTACCCCCAAGTTTGTTTTATTTTGTATAAAAGTGTGATTTTGACGTTCTGGAACCTCAAATTCCTTTCCATCATTGACAGTAACAGTATAAATCTCTTCAGGAATGCTGTTTAAGCATTTATTGTAAAAATCTGGTCGATTGCAAGTAACTATGCCAATTCCAATGTTTTTCACTTGTATTGATTTACTTTAAAATAAATAATATCAATGGCTGATCCTAATGTAATTAATATCAAAACATTGCCTCGTGTAGAAGAAGTTGTTAATGGCAATCTTTTGATAGTGGAAACTGAACAAGGCACAAACACAATTGATTTTTCTAATTTTGTTGTTGGTCCAAATAATGTTAGTTTTTATACACAAATAACAAACCTTTCTGCACAAAACATTTCGCTCAGTGCCAGCACAACAACTCAAATTGCTAATCTTTCCACCACAACAAACCAACAAATCACAGCTTTAAACACCCGGATAGATTCGCTTTCAGCAACTGTTTCCAATGCCGTATCATCTGTTTTCTATGCTGCAAGTGCAATATTCATAGGTTATGGGTCAACTGCTAGCAGTCTCATCACAATCACTAAGCCAACCAATTTTAATCTGCAGGGAAATGATTTTGTTTTAACCTTGGCAACAAGTGCTCAACCTGCTCCACTAGGAGGCTCGCCTAATTTCCCTTCAAATACTAATTTTGATCTTATCAGTGCTTTCCCGTTACCGTTTGTTCGGGACCAGGATGTTGCTAATGTGGGAAATACTTGTCAGTTCACAATTCGTTTAACGCATACACCCAAAATAAGTGCAGTGGGTGTGCGATATCTTATTAACCGTCCTTACGGAATCTGATTATCTTGCTCTTGCGTATTTGAATGGTGATTCGGCGAAGGCGGCATAGATGTGAGTAGCATTAATAGTATTAAGTGCGTTATTTACGTTTGTCCTAATCTTAAAACCATTAGATAATATATCAAACGGCGTAGTACTGCCTTCCGCAGCACTTGAGTTCGGTAGAAGTTCGTTGACAGTTACATTAAACGGGTCCCTAGCCGTATCGTGAAGAATCCAGTTTTCAGCTGCGTCGAACCTTTTTATGAGAACATATCTTGGTCTGAATCCGCAATAAACAAACGGACCATCTTCACTTCCGTTTCCAGTGTAAGAACCAAATTTGCTGAAGCCTTCTACATCTGAAAAACAATAAGCAACATAATTATCGCCAGATTTATTTACATTTCGTATGTCCGTATTTCCGGCAATAACTGTAAATGTTGTGCTTGAAGCAGAGCTTACTGCACCCCATGCATACGATGAAATTGCACCTTCCGCATTTGTTAGTTGAAGAAATACAACATTACTTGCTGTAAGGTTTGCATGATACACAGGCCAATCTGATAATGTTGTCCTGTTCTTAACAATAATCATTTTGGGGGTAACACCTAGATTGTGCGATATTGTTCTTCCAGAATTGTCATTACCCACATATCCGACAATATCCATTCCAGCAATTATTGACCTACTCCAAGCCCAAGCAACATAAGTTGAACCACTATTGTTGGCTGTTATACTGGTATTCAGGGTAAATCCATCCTGATTAAAATTAGTCAAAAATGAATCAGGCGAGCCTGCTCTTGTGTTATTAGAACACAACACTTCTCCCGTTCCCCTTACAGTATCCGACAAAACATGACTTATATTCTGTGATCTGCTTTTGACCCAAACCAGATCAGGAGCAAATGCCAATCCAGAAGGTGAAACAAACGTTGACCCTGTTCCGTTGTATGTGATTGCATCAAAAAATGTTGAAGACTTTTTAATTGAAGGTATTGGTAAATTGGTTGTACAAAGTGCTTTGTATCCTGATGGAGGAGCATATTTCCATGCCTGCTGACCAAAGTTCCAAGAGCCAGTTCTGGAAGCTGTTCCGTCGTCAACAGCAAAACCCATATACCAACTCCCAGAAATACCAGAAGCAATTGTACCAGCCAGTGTTCCATTTTTATAACCCTTAAGAGTTGTCGTTGCGCTGTCTAGATCCAGAGCAAACCCAATTACATCCCCTGTCGTATAGGTTACACCAGGTGACCCGCTATTAGTATTACCATCATAGAAATTTCCGTTTGAGCTATACCATAATTTTGAAACACCATACGTGGCCGGGAACGATTGCGTAGCTTCAGCTATACCCACAAGATACCCTGGAGCGTTAACAGTCAGTTCACAATACCATTTACCAGAATTAACGGATATGTTTGCCATGCACTGGTTATTTGTAGTGCCTAAAGAAAAGTCCAGATTACCATTTGTTATTGTTGCTCCAGATTTTTGAAGTTGGTTTAAAACAGCATAGTTTCCCCTAACTTCCCCACCTAATCCAGTATCCTGCCCATAATTTGTTGGGCTATCCACTAGGCTGTCATTATTTGATCCGGGTGTGACGGATAAGGAGCTAGAAGCGAAACTATTATAACCTCCAGTAGGAAGAGATATATCTTCTCCTATGGCCAAAGTCTGGGCTTGTACTGATGCCGCAGTATACATATAAGGTCCAACCGATGAATATGCTTCAAGTTGTGCACCCCAAATATAACTACCTTTTACGCCGTCTCCGTTACCAGTAAACTGAACATACATGTATGTGGTGGATGCTCCCGTACCAGAATTCATAGTACATGTAATTCGATACCACCCACTTCCTACAGAAGTTATTGTTCCGCCGAGTGCGCCGTTTAACGTCCCTGTAATTGTAGCGGAAGTCAGATCAAAAGTAACATATGGTGTGCCACCACTTTTATTACTCAAATAAAGAGCTCCAGTAGTAAAGTCCAAAGCTTTTAGATAAACAGAAACAGTATAAGTTGTATTATCTGCTGCAGTATATGCTCTATAAAATTGACCATAAGTTTCACCATTATTAACAACTAATTTATCTGCTGTATTTGTTCCATTTGGAGCGGTAGTTGCATCAGTTGTGCAGGTTGATAAAAATTTAGACCATGCAACATTTCCAAAATCTTCCGAATATGTTAGAAGGTTTTGTGTGCTGGATTGATTTTCAAAAGGCAAATAAAATCCATTTGTTCCATATGTTTCAACATATTTTTTAGGCATCCAAGATCCTGTGGTTGAATCCGTATAACCAAAGCTGGATGGGGTTAAGGCTTGACCGTCGATGAAATTAACTTCAGCTATGTAACCGCTAAAGTAATCACCGTTATATGTTCCTAGCCTCCCTATAGCCGTTTCAACAGATGCCTGATTAAACCTTCCATCGACGTTCTGAGGAGTTGGGTAAGTACTAGCTCCGTCAAATGCGGTTAGTCTAACTCCATTAACGTATAGTTTTACTCTCTCGGATGCCGTGGCTTGAGTTGTGTCGTATTGGGCAACCACATGATACCAAGCAGAAGTATCTCGGTACAGACTTGACGATAGAACATTCCAATCCCATGCACTAGCTCCATAGTCACCAAATAATAACTGATCACTAACAAACCCAAGATATACACCATTAGTTCCAGTAGGGGCTTGAGCATTTCCAAGAAAATAATAAGACGCCGACCCAATTGTTGTTCTCTTCACCCAAGCGCTAAATGTCCAAGTCTTGCGATTACCCGCAGCCGAAGGTATTCTTCTTAAATACGCTGAGTCCGAAGGATTAAACCGCAGACTTCTGGATATTTTATAGCTGCTTGAACTACTGCTATAAGGTATTACAGAAGCTGATCCGAATGTGCTTTTGGCTGGCATTAATAATATTCATTCACTGAGGCTAAAACATTAAACACGGCATTGCCTCGTTTGATGATTGTATAAGCGTAATTTTGCAAAGCTCTTGTGTTGGAAACCACTGCTTGAGGAGTCAGACCATTCAAATAATATGGTGTGTAAGTTGTTCCATCAATTTGAACGGCACTGTTATAATAAACAGTTGTTCCAGTGGAAACAATTGCTACACATGTAAAGCTTTGACCTGCACTCATGATATTGTTCAACGTGGTGGTGGTATCTCCCCGGAAATTAAGTGTCCAACTTCCTTGTGAACTTAAAGTAAAGAAAAGCAATGATTGTGTTTTCAAATCAAAATTCAATGTTCCTTGTGGATTAAATGCAGATAATGTTACTTTTTCTTTTATTTTTTCAATAAAGGTGGTTCCAACAACAGTAAGCTCAGAATCAGGAGAGTTGGTGGCCACTCCTACAAATCCATTTCTGTTTATGCTGATAGCATTGATGGGTGTATTCGCACCAAAAACTGCGCTTAATCCTAAAATATTGTTAATTTCATCATATGAAATAAAAGCCCCACTGAAACCTTGACCTGTTGTAACATCATATTCTCCTATTCTTAATACAGGATTGGTTCCATCATTTGCAGGTAAATGAATCAAATCAATAGAACGAGATGACAATGATGCAGTTCCTATACCATCAACTGTTGACAACAATCCAAACATTGTTCCGCCAGAAAGAGAAAGGAAACTTCCAATTGCATAATTGGCGCTATTTTGACTGTATTGTGTGTAGGTGTTGTCCCAATTTGCTGAAACGTTAGGTATGTTTCCAAGAACTGTATTACTTCCACTCAAAAGATAAGCGGCGCTGTTTGTTACAAGATTAGTATATGCTCGCGACCAAAAAGCACTGTTATTATTAACTGTTGTGTAAACGCTTCCTCCAACAGAACTGTTTTGATTCAATGTTGTATAAGTTGAATCGTATTTTGCACTATTTTGATTCAGTGTTGTATAAACGCTTCCTCCAACAGAACTGTTTTGATTTAGTGTTGTATAAGTTGAATTGAGTTTATTATTAGTAATGTTTGTTGCAGTAAGTGATGACACAAACAACTCATTGAAACTTGCTGAAACGGAAGTCACATAATTAACATTTGTAAAAGTTGTGTTGCCAAGAGCTGTGAGATTTCCAAAAATTGTAACATTTCCTGAAACAACAACATTTTGGGTAACATTTGCTGCACTCAAAAGAACCAGATTTGAAGACAGATAATTTAATACTGTCAAAAGACTTGTTCCGCCTGTTGTCCAACTTGAACTGACAGTATTAACTGTTGTATAAACACTATTCCAATATCCACTGTTAGGACTTACTGAAATGTAAACACTATCCCACTTTCCGCTATTTTGATTTAGTATTGTGTATAAATCATTTGCACTGCTAGATTCAATATATGATATAAAATCATTGATTGATATTTTTATTTCACGATCAGGATCTGAAGTAAAACCTACAAGATAATCAGAAGCTGACAGGGTATTCCCTGTTTTATTTTCAAAATCGCTAAAATTTACAATAAGACCCATTTGTAATATTTACAAAAATGGGATGGAATATTAGATGCCAAATTTTCGGTATAATTCTTTTTCTTTATTTTCTGCTGCCAAAGCTTGTTTTTGATCCTTAAGAAGATCCTCCATTTTAAGAAGATCTTGTGGATTGAATATGGCTTGATCTTCACCATATGAACCGCCTTCTGGATTGATATAAAGCTTGGCAATTGCTATTCTTTCTTCAGGTGATCCATGCAGATCAATAACTGCCGGAGAATCATTTTTTGGAAAAAATGCAAAACAACCATCTTTCCGATATCTGCTGTAAATTTCTTTGAAAATAACATCTATTTCTTCCAGATATTTCAAATCTTTTTTGGTGTCAGTTTCCCTCAACACAATCTTATTTGCCGGACTTGTAACCAATAAAAATATAATATCCAATGAACGCATGCTTTCTATGACTAATGGAATGGTTTTTTCCAACAGATAAGGATCACACCCTTTGTTTCCTTTTTCATGACCCCACATGCTGTATACAAGATTGTCCAAAGGGCAACGATCATGAATCACATTGTCATCCTTTTTATAACTTGAAACCTGTTCAACCAGTTGGTTTAAAACCCGCAATTGTGTTTTGCCATCCGTGTTCTGACTGTGTTTGTTCTTTTTAATTTCAGACCTATAAGTTTTTTCCGGGGTTTTATACTCAGGCCACTGTTTTATAAAGTCATTAACAAATGTGGTTTTACCCAACCTGCCTGCACCGCTTACAGCTATACGCATAAGATTATCTTACCTTATGCCTTTATTATTCAATAATTTATTTTACTTTTATTGAAGCAATTATTTTGACAATAAATTTCAAAAGCTTGCTTCGTGTAATGTCTTCTTCAGTGAAATGAAAAGCATGTATTCCGTTTTTGTTGCTTTCATCGGTATCAAAAGCCCGCATAATTTTTTCAAAACCTGATTTTTGAATATCAGATTGAAGACTGTCTCCAATAATGAATAATTTACAATTTTTTCCAAAACGTGTAAGAATTGTTACCAATTCACTATGTTCTAGATTTTGAGCTTCGTCCACAATAACAACATTGTTTGTGAATGTGGCTCCTCGCAGAAAATTAACAGGTATGCTTTTTAGATAATTGCTTTCAAAAAGCATGGTTGTGATTTGTTTGCCCACAAGTTCATCACATTTTTCTATCAAAGGAATGCTCCAAGGTTTAAATTTATCATCTACTTCACCAGGAAGACTTCCTAATTTTCTGGTGGCTGATTCCACAATGCTTCGAATATAAACAATTTCGTCTATCTTCTTTTCTTTCAGCATGGAAAGAGCAACAAAAACAGCAAGATATGTTTTGCTGCTTCCGGCTGGACCGTCACAAAAAAGGATCTGAGAATCCTCTTCCATGGCTTTTTCCACAAAAGCTTTGTGATGATCGTTAAGATGAAACTTTTGATCGATTCTAAAATTTAAAAAAATATCAGGTCGAATAATACCATCTTCATCACGGGCAACTTTTGCAGACTTTTTAGCCTGCTTGTTCTTTTTTCCCATCAATATTATTTATCAATTTTTAACCTGTAATTGAAGTAATTCTTTTACTGCATCTTCAAAGCTTACCTGTTTTAAATTGCTTTTAGGGATAACTGGTTCTGGAGGATCAAACTGTTGAACAATCTGAGAAAGTTGTTTGAGAATTTTATTCTCAAACTGTTTTCCTTTAATATCGGGTATTTTTTCAACCCAATCCATTTAATTTCCCCAGCTTGTTCCAGCAAAAGGATTGCCAAAACCACTTGTTATCTTATTTCCTACTTGTGCAGGTCTTGGACCATCTTGATTGATCTGTTGTTGAACAGGTTTAGGTTCTTCCTTTTTTTGCTCATTCAAAAGAACTTGATTGCTTGTGGAACTTTTATTGTCATGATTTTCATAAATGATTTCACCCCCTTCATTACCTGAAACTTTGAAGATTCCCAGTTCTAATCCAAGTGAGAAAAAATCCTTTATCTTTTTAAGTGATATCTTTTTATCTTTTACTTTGTTATATATTTCATTAATTTTATATATCATATAGTATATCTTATATCTTTATTATATTAATCAATATATTATCTATATTACTTTATATTAGTATTATTAATATTATATAATATATAATGTCCTTGGATTTAACCAAGTTTATTTAATTTTTCGACAAAAAAAGTCAAGTTTATTTCTTGAACTGATATGTTTCAGACAGAAGTTGGTTTACAAGATCATCAAACTTAACTTCTTCTTTCATAGCTTGCTTGGTAGCAGTAGCATACATGACTTCTTTGGCACGTTTTCCATAGCGTTCTTTCATGCCCTTCAATCCTTTTTTCATGCTTTTAACAATCTTTTCGCGTTTTGTTTTTTGAGCTGAAGTCATCTTTTTTTCATTAATTGTTTCCATAGTTTTATTTACCTTATGCTTGTATTTTTTTAACATCAATAAGAACAGGATTTTGTGTTGGTTGATCTGTTAAACGGGCAGGTATAAAGTCTTTACCATCAATCTTTACAGGTTCTGTTGATAATGGAGTGTAATATTTTCCACCATATTGGAAAGAACCGGCTTTACTTTGATCAGCACTATCAGCTTTTTGATCATCTTTGATTTGAACAACCCGATCAGATTCTTTTGCTTCCCATGATTTTGTTGTATTATCATATTGCAATTTTGCAGAAAATTGATCTTTTAATTTGTTTTGATCATCATAAACAAAAAAGTTTGCAGAAGGACTACCAAGACCAAATTTAACAAGAATCGAATTGACCTTTTCATAATCTTCAAAAGGAGGATTTACCCGTACATTTTTTAATTGTACAAATGATTCGCCTCCTGATTGCTTATCACCCAGTACAGATCCTGTAATAACGTGATTTACACCTTTCTTATCATATTCAATACTGAATTGCTGACCAGTACGAGGACGATCTTTATGAAACATGCTGCTTCTTTGTTTGAAATCAAAATCACCTGTTTTTGTTTTTTGAAGTGTTTTTCCAATTCGACCCATGATATTATATGCACCAGCAACTTTTTGACCAAGGGTTTTAGCATCTTTACCAAATGCCACATCCTTTCCTATGTCTGCTGCTTTGCCAAGAGTTCTGCGAACAAGTCCTCCGCTTTTTGCTCCAGGAATTTTACTTGCAACAGAAGCAAGAGTATCTGTTGCTTTTTGCGCAGCTTTTCCTAAAGGTCCTTGTTCATTTAATGCGGACTCTGTATTAAAAGAACGATATGCATTTTTAATATCATCATCTGTTCCTCCATTTTGTTTGGCCAACAATTCAACTTCATCAAATGTGGAAGAATTTTGTATCTGTTGCAAAACTTGTTCAGGTACTTTATTAAGAATCAAACGAATAAGATTCCGTTTAAATTCATTAAGATTATTTGAAAGAACATTTAACCCTTTTGCAAAAACAGCAGTTTGACGAACCTGATTGTTAGGATCCACAACAAGAATATTCAATACACCATCGTTCTCATTCAAAACATAACCTTCATAACTGGTGTTTCCGTCGAAATCTTCAAGATTACTAATGGCTGGATCAACTTTAAAACGCATGCGGCGAAGCTTTAGCTTCTCTGTAATTGTTTGCAAAATGCTATCTTCAAATTTCACAATATTATTTAGTAAATATTTATGTGCATATCATTATAAATGCACAGTTGGTTAATCCACCTTCCAGTGTTAGTTGCTTCAGAACATTAACAATGGTTGCAAGTGTATTTTGTAAACATACGGTTTTACTTGAGACGGATTATGAAAAAGACCCGTATTACAGATTTTTAAAAAAATTCGGGGCTATGGACTTTGTTGATGATATTCTGAATACAGGAGAGGAAACAGGATTAAGATTTGATATTGAACCAAGATTTGCACCTAGCCACATTTTGGATCGCATAGACCATTACAATTTGGATCAATGCTTGGAACTGATGGGCTATAAAATTTAAGCAATGTCCCGACCAACAGTATTTCCACCACCAACATTTGCTGGAGGTGTGGCAACATAATTCAAGCTAGGCTTTTCGCTAAATTGCCCTTTCTTTTCATTGTAAGCAGGCAATACATATTCTTTGTTCACATCAATAACAATACCTAATTGTGAAATAAATTTTTTACCAATAAGAACAGGTTGATCGTTTTGTGTACGATCCCCTATGCTGAAAGGAACCATCTTGTATAAGACACCCCCAAAAACGATGTCTAATGCCACTAGGGGACGTTTTTCCTGCTCACCTGCCCCGATATGTATGCTGACCATGTCCAGAAGAGGTCTGGTCAGTTCTACATCATTTACACTTGTGAATTTTGCGTACTTATAGCCATTCTTTTCAATGATCTCGGCATTTACACCGCAAAGCACATTGTTGCTGTCGTTTCCGCTATCGATTTTGGCATCTACGTTTCCCAGACCATCAATATAAACCTTTTCAACTAAACCTATGGTTTGATATTGAAATTTTTCAAAAAAGAAACGAAAAGGTTTAAAGCTTTCCTTATTCAATTGAATTTCTGTTTTTTCCAGCTTGTCACCTTTGTTCCAATTTTTACCACCATTGGTGGCTTTATATTCAACTTTATTGCCTACAATGTTTCCTTTTTTACCTTTTATTTTGGTAACTTTGGTGACCTTTCCTTTGCTTTTGTAATGCTTGCAGCTTGGATTGGTATTTTTGATAGTATCACCCTTATGCAGTTCATTAGGAGCCAGCTTGCAAATACCTTTCTTCATAAAAATATTTAATTATTTGGCGGGTGCGCCTTTTTTCCAGCTAATGCGCTTACCACTCTTTTTAAGCCGCTTACGGCTGCTGCACATGCTTTTGGTAGGACGACAAGCAGGATACCCTTTACGTTTTTCTCCTTTTTGACGACCACAAGGCTTTCCAGTTTTACAATCTATCCATCCTTTGCCTTTGTTGTGACCAAACCAGTCTCGAAGAGATTCTTCCTTTATGATCTCAAGTATTCGATTGTCAAACAAAGTGGTCATTTCTTTTTGGATTTACCCCAGTTTTTTGATCCTACTTTTCTACATTTACTCAAAGCTCCACTGGCATATGCGCTAGGCCAAACTTTATAACGACGTTTAACTTTGTGATAACAAGCATCTCGTTTGGCTTTTTTCTTGGTGGCTTCTTCAAGAAGCTGACTTACTAGATCGTTGAAGTTCATTTTGTTCACCAATTTTTACAACTAAAGTATTTGGCTGTGCCAGGTTTTGCACTGGAACATTTGTGTCTGGCCCGAAAACTTTTGCGTTTTTTTGGATTGCTTTTTTTGATGCGAAGTTTAGGATCACCATAATGAACCCTCTTTAATTTTCCATCAACCCGTGCACAACGCATATATTTTTTGTCAGAACGTGTAGATTGTTGTTGGCCAGTAACCTTGGTGCATCTTGCACCTTTCTTTTCCATAACAACACCTTCTTTTACTTCTTCATTGTCTTCGTTCCCACCGTAATATCCATAATCTTCATCTGTACCATGACCTGCACTGGCAAGAGCTTCTGCATCATCACTCATATCATCAGAACCTCTTGGCTCAGAATCCTCAGACTGATCTTCTTCTTTTTTAAGATTTTCAAGATAATCGGATATGGTAGTAATATAATCATCAGCAAGAGTTATTTTGCTTTGAACCCAACCTTCAAATTGATCGTTGTTTTGAATCATTCCTATCATATGATCAATTTTATCCCGCATGCTCTTTAATTGATAAAGTGCCATTCTTCCTTCATCATCACCTTCAGGAGAATGATTTTCATTCAAATTGCTCATGATTTTGTCAAAAGCATTACTGAAACTGCTTTCTTCTCTCATGCTTTCAGGATCACTTTCAATATCATGTGGCTCATCTTCAAATTGATTAACTTCTTTTTCGGCACGATATGCCAGTTTAAACGCTTCAGGACCAATAGCATTTTTTATAAATTGCAATACTTCACTATCTCCTCGAAATTTGTAAGGAAATAGATTTCTGGTTTGAAGAAGCAAATTGATTAAATCGGGTTGGGCATCTATTATTTTTGTCTTTTCCTGATTATTTTTTTCTAAATCTTTTATTGCTTGTTTTGCTTTATCCAAAGCAGCTTTTGGACTCATAGATACAGCAGTGCCTGATTCTTCGCCTTCATTTGGAGCATATTCATATCCTTCAGGAATGCTGTCCAAAGTCTTTTTGATTACATGAGGTCTGAAAACAGAAAGCAATTGACTGTAATTTTCGAAAATATATGCAAGAGATGGCTTTTTCTTATGCTCTTTAACGATATCTTTTAAAATAATATCCAGATCATTTTCATCCATATCATATTCTACATTAATGTTTTTCATATATTTGTGTTTTTTTGCTCCACATAGTTATTTATATATTCTATAAGGGTTTTTGCAGTATCTTTAATAACATTAAAATTGCTGGTTATATGTTCCGGATCAATCTGCCAAAGAGCCAAATACTTCTCAGTATGAGGTGCCGGAATATCATATTCACTCAGAACAAAATTAGCCACTCCTTCTGCCTGAAGCTCCCGGATTTTTCTTTCTGGGACATTATCCCGATCTTTCCAGTGTAGCATTTCATGAGCAACTTCATGAACTAGTGTGCTTAGACTTTCACTAACAAGTTCAATTGTTCCACCTTTACTAACACCTCGAGCACCGCCCAACTCATCTTCGCTTTTTATATCTACAACAATATTATTGTCTTTGGCATATTGTTTTACAGCTTCGAATATGGTTTTCATACGCTCATCCAAAGGAGCATCATCAAACCATTGAATTTCTTCAGGTATTTCCTTTTCTCTTCCAGGAATAGCTTCAGTTTGGGAAATATCAAATACAGGAACCAAACGAAAACGCATGATTTTTGAAGATTCGCCACTAGTGGGATCCACTCCTACTGTCACATCTGCATCTTTTTGTTTCACCATGATTGGTGCATAAATCAGAATGGATTTTTCTCCTGGTTTAATTTTCCGACCAAACTGACGAAACCACATATTCTTTCCTCCTACTCGGGAAGCATTTCTTCTTTGAAGAAAAATAAGAATTTGATTGTTGAAAGAATAGTTCCTAAAACGCTTTTGGAATTGAACATATTCTTGATATTCTTTGCTATTTTTAACATTTAGAACACCGCTTTTTAAAAGTTCCACAAATTTTTTGAATCGATCTTCCAAATTTTCACCGCCAAATTCAGAAACGGTTGTGTCAGAAGATTCTTCTTTATTGAATTCGTTTAGTTTCTTGATTGTATTTTTTACAAAATCATTAGATTGAGTTTCATCTAAAGGAGATGTTTCCCATCGGCGTTCCAATGCATTCCATTTAAATCCTAACGTTTTGATAAAGTCTTTGTTTTTAAAAGTTTCATTACCTGCTTCTTTAGGATCAGCAAGATCACTACTTGCTATAAAAATAGTCTTTCCTTCAGGACCTGGTCTTTTTTTCAAAATAAGTTTTTCACTTAAAAGACTTTTTATATTTTTAAAAGATATCATGTTTTATTAAATATTTATATGGGAATGAGCAATGATCTTAAGAAATTAGGTGATCTTTATTGTGAAAATCTAGGTCTAGGACCTCAAGCCAACAGTGCTTTGAATCCAGCTGCCGACATGCCAACAGTTGTTAAAAGCGATCCAGAGAAGGTTTTAAACGAGTTTTTGACGTTTTTAAGAGGTATACAAGGACCGGATATTCGTAAAAAGGTAGTTTTACGTGTTTTGGAAACTATTCTTTAAGACGATAAAATTTTATACAAGTTACGTGTCCGGTTTGGTCAACAATGCTACCTCTAAAAACTTCTAGTTTATTATTTTTTCTTAAAACATCTAAAGCACGTCGAGTAGATTCTTGATTAGTTTTCATTTCTCTACAAAGCTGAATGATTGTTTTCCAATCTTTACCTTCAGGAAGTTTTTCACGGCTTTTAGCATAATCATAGTAAAGATTTTGCCAATTTTTTTTAAGTGGGTTATAGAAAATTTTACTGGTAATAGATTTCCTACATGTTAATGATGTTCCTACACTTTTTTTAATTTTTTCTGTTTCTTCACACCATTTTAAAAATTTAAGAGACGTATTTCCACTGCATTTGATAATGTCCATGATTTCCAATCTGGTATTCCAATTACCAGATGGTCTAAGTTCTTTTTTTCTTACTATGGATTCTAACTGTTTAACCCATTTAGACATAATTTATACCAGATTTTACGAGTTAAAAATTTTCTTTTGCTATCGTATTTGTATCCGTCAAAAATTTGAACTTGTTTGTTTAATTTATTTTCCCTAATAAGTCTTAAAATTTTTGTTCTGGCTAAACCTGTTTTTTGTGACAATTCACCTACAGTAAACCAATTTTTACCATTTGGAATTCTTTGTTTTTTGATTTTATACGAATTATTTTTAAAAATATTTTTCCAAGTATCATTTTTTAAACGATACCAGACAGCTTTTTTAATATATCCATTTTCCGATCTTTCATTACCAACAAACATTTCGCATTGTTTTTTCTGAATCATTTCAGAAATCACAAGACGAACCACATGTAGCGATTTGTTGGTAGCCCTATGAATTTGATTTATATTCATCCAACCCAGACCATTTGGAAGATTTTCGTCTTTACGCATTTCTTGAAAAAGAAACTTAGCCCAATCATCTTTTTGAAGATTTTTTATTTTGAACTTCTTGTTACTCATAACCCGATAATATCGGATACAAAACGATTGTCAACTATATACTTTTATATTTGTAGGAATGATATATTTGCGATTACGCTCTTTTGCTTGATAAACTTCATGGGTTCCATCACCATGAATAAGACCAAATGCCCATCCATGTTGCCATCTTAAACGACGCATTTGATTCCTGTTGTAACTTGGATTCAGATTGCTAAGACAACCTATATTCCAACATTCACGGACATCAATACTCACACTTCTGAAATAATCGATTGCATGTGTGTGACCGAATAAAACATTTCCGTATGTGTCTGCATGTTGTTTTGAACCATGAATATTGTGTCCATAACCATGAACAAATGAAAGGGATCCACATTTGTAGACACCTTGTTTGGAATCATAAGGAAACATTTGAACACGATATTTCTTAACAAGATCCTCAATTTCTTCTGTTCCTTGTGATGCATAATCCCTTTTCAAGCCACTTCCTGCATTACTTAAAAGATCATAAATTCTTTCATCGTGATTTCCTCGTAGAAATACGCGCTCTTGACCGAATGAAAAAAACTTTTTGAAGAAATCTTTTCCAGCATCCCAATCTTCTGTCATGCTTTGACTTTCTTCATAATCAGCACTCGCATTTTTTCTAATGGCACGAAAATCCCATACGTCACCGATACAAACCGTAAGATCCGGTTTATAATCGCGCATAAAATTATACAAACATTTTAATGCAACTGGGTCTGACTCATCTCCGTGTATATCTCCCGCTGCAACAAACTTAATAGGTTTGGCCATAAATTTATATTACATGTAAAAGCGTAATTTCAAGCAGTAGTTTCAGGAATATATTTATTAAGGATTGGTAAAATTTTAGTTTCTAAATTATTAAATGCATTTTTTGCATCAATTGTTAAATTGATCAAATCGGCTTTTTCACGATCATCTAATTTATCAATCAAAAGAGCTTTGCGAATCAGATCTACCAGATATTGAACACCTTGCGTTTCAAGCTGTGGATTTTCCCCTGAAGTTTCTTCAGGAGCAGCAGCTTCTGGTGTTTCTGTTTCAGGAGCATCTAAAACAGCAGGAGGAGCTTCGCTTAAAAGAGAATATTTATTTTTTAAAATTTGTTCGAATTTCATGATGTTGTTGTTAATTTTTTTGTTAAAGTATCAGCATATTTTGCAAAAGCATTAACCACTCCTTGTGTTACAGTATCCACAACTCGTTTCTGTTGAGGATTCATTAATGTACGAAGAACGCCTATGTCAGATTGAGACATGGATTTAGGATCATAACCCCCGGTTGATGATTCTTGATCTTCCTCCTCTTCTTGAGAATCAGCATGTGGAGTAACAGCACCTTTTTGATCTATTTTATATTTTCCTTTTTTTCCATCCACATCATAACTAATAATTCCACACATTTTTTCCATTCCTTCATATTTGGCTTTTCCGGAAGAAACCATTTTATCAATTAAATTTTTTTGAATATCATTTAATTCATCACCTTTAATGTCCAATTTAAGATATTCTTGTTCAAGTAGTTTATGAAAACGAGGCATAAAAGTATTTATTCTAATTTCATAGCATAATTACGCTTTAAAACGGAATTAGACAGGTTATATTCTTTCAAAATCTTGTGTATGTTCTTCATGCTGAAATTCTTACTACTTTGATTTAACAATGAATTTATAATTTTACTGGCAATCTTTTTATAAAATATTTTGTCTGAAACAACCAATTTACTAAATTCCAGAAACGAACCTTCATATTCAATCACTGTAAAGCTTAGATATTTTTCAAATTTATTCAGTATTTTAAGACAAGCAGTATACAGTTCTTTTTGGTCAAAATGTTCTGCAATTTCCAAGTCTTTTACAGGTTGTTCGCTTACCACAAAAACAATATCTTCTTTTTGACGTTTGATTACAAAATTTGAAAGGATCAGATTAGCCAATTGATAAACAAGAATATTTTTGGCATCCTTGTTTTTACTCAAAGGTTTTTCCAGTAGTTTGTATTTGTGGCAAGAATTTAGAATTTTGGTTTCAATTTTGTTTGAAAACGCATCCCAGAAATCGACAAATACGATGTTATCCTTCTTTTGCATCTTTAAACCAATATTCCTTTGGTTTTCCAATTCTAATATTAATGATTCCATTGTAGTACTCTGGAGTTTTTATCACTTCGTTTTGAATTTGCAATTTTATTTCTTCATATGCCAGTTCCCATTTACTTCTACAAAACCTTAAAATTTCAAATTTGAAATTTTCTTTTCCGTATTTTTCAATATCCTCATTCAGTTCGCGACAACTTCCTGTATAAGTTTTCCAATCGCTTTCAGAATATGTTATTTTACTATTTTTACGACTTTTCAGTTTTCTTTTTTTGCGAAACTGAAGTTGTTTCTTTCCAATATATTTTCGGTTATTTTTTAAATTGGTGATCAAATAAATGAAGCCGAAACTTTCATCTTCAAATTTTTCACAAATCCAATGACCATAATCATTCATTTAAGATTTCTTCGTTGAATCAGGACTTTTTTCTTTTTTCTTTTACCCTTTTTGGTTTTTTTCCAAGATCCAAAAGCAAAAGGAATCCGTGCATCACCCGGTGCATATCCATCTCCACTAGAAATAGTTCCAGGCGGGTTAAAGATAGTTCCTATGCTAGGTCCGGCACCAAATACACCTCCCGGTCCTGCTGTATTATCTTCATTTAAGATTTTACTAAAAATATTTGAAAAAAGACCCATATAAAGTATTTATGAATAATGGAACCCGAAAAACTATTAGAAGAAATAAAACAATTTTTGCAATTTGATGAATTGAATTTGAAAGAAAAACAATTAATGCTTCCTAGCATTAAACACAGATATGCCACGATTTATATCAAAACTAAAATGGAAATAGGCAACTTATACGTTGAACGCAAACGCATGATCAAAGTTATAGTTGAAGAAATCAATCGTGAATCTGCTGTTAGATTATCAATTCCTGCTGCCGAAAAACTTGCAAGTGATCATGAAACTATTTTTGAAATAGATAACAAAATTAAAAATTGTGAAATGATTTTGGAAATATGTGAGAAATCTGAAAAAATTTTAAGTTCAGCTAGTTATGATATCAAAAATCTGGTGGAACTAATCAAAATGGAAACAAATTGAACCGTATTTTTCTGGATAAATCTAAAAAGTTTGGAATGATAGAATCACCGCACATTCGGATGATTCGAAATCATTTTTCGTGTGAAAATAAAACTGCACGGCATATGCGCAGAAAAGGTTATTTTGTAGCAGATCGTTTATATGCCATAACACCTTCCGGAAGATTTGATTTGGGTCTTTTCTATTCCATTTACAAATACATGTCAGAAACAATAGGCTTGGAGGATATTGTAGTAGAAAAGGATGTTTTAGAAAAAGCCAACCCTATTCGGATTAAAACTGAAATTGAATACTTGGAATATGAACCTAGAGATTATCAAAAGGAAATGTGCGAAAAAGCATTTAAATTTGGACGAGGAATTTTTGAAGTTGCTACTGGTGGAGGAAAAACATATGTCATGGCAACAATCAGCCATAATCTTATAAAAAACAATTTGGCTAAAAAAATATTGATTATAGAACCTGATCTTGGATTGGTTGAACAAGTTTATGATGAATTCAAGAAAACTGGTGTAAAAAATCAGATTAAAAAATACACAGGAGATAATGATTTTGACGGAGACTCGGAGATTATCATTGCTAATATAGGTGTTTTAAATTCTAGGGGAGAAGAAAAAATTGAGGATTGTGATGCAATAATAATTGATGAGGCGCACAAATATAAAAGAGGAAACAAAATTAATAAAGTTTTGGACAAATTACCGGCATGTATTCGATTAGGATTCACAGGAACCCTTCCAGATGAAAAAGAAGACGTTTTGTGTATTGAAGGTAAATTTGGTCCAGTAATTTACAAAAAAACATCGGTAGATTTGAAAAAGTATCTGACTCAAGCTCAATGTACAGTTATTGAATTGGATTATCAAAATCAGCCAGAATGGTTAGATCCAGATGATTTGAAAAGATATCGTCAAGAATATGAATTTGTAATAAACAATTCTTCCAGAAACAATATTATTAGCAAATTGAGTTGTAATTTACAAAATAATACATTGGTGTTGATTGATAGAATTCAACATGGGTTAGATCTTCAAAATGTTTTGGAAAAAATATGTGAAAATAAAAAAGTCTTTTTTATACGAGGAGATGTTGAAGTGGAATCTCGAAATGAAATTAGAAAAATAATGGAAAACGCTAACAATGTCGTTTGCATTGCCATAAGCAGTATTTTTGCAACAGGTGTTGATATTAAAAATCTTCACAATATTATTTTGGCAAATGCAGGAAAAGCTAAGATTCGTCTATTGCAAAGCATAGGTCGTGGGTTAAGATTACATCCCACCAAAGAAAAACTTATGCTTATTGATTTAGCCGACCAACTTTATTATGGAAAAAAACACTTTGAAAAAAGATTTGAAATTTACAATCGAGAACAAATAGAAACCAAGAAAACACAATATAAAATAATATGAAAAAGAAAAGAGGACGTAAACCAAAGAATCAAAATGCGGATATGGATATATCCGAAGATCAAGAAAAAATCAAAAAAATTGCTGCAAAAGTAAAAAAAGAAAAGATTCACTATGTAAATGCAAAAGAATTTGAGGAAGGCATTCGATCATTTTATGCATCTGAAATTCTTACCCAATATTTGGGTGAAAGTGTCAGTAAGATTGCCAATGGTCTGAGCTATGCTCCAAACTTCATAAATTATAGCTATCGGGATGAAATGGTGGGTGATGCTATTGTTAAAATGATGACAGCATTGAAACATAAGAAATTCAATCTGGATTCTGGTTATAGTCCGTTCAGTTATTTCACAACCATAGCATTCCATGCTTTTATTAATCGAATTAAAAAAGAAAAGAAGCATCACGAAACATTAGAACAGTATCGTGAAAAAATGTATACAGATAAAATGATTGAAGGTACTGCTAACACAGGTGCTCATGTTTATATAGATCCAGATAATAATGACGACAACGATTGAAAACATTAACTCAAAAATCTCTTCTTTTTGCAGATTTACATCTAGGAGTTCATCAGAATAGTCCTAGATGGCATCAGCTTGCCTTGGATTGGGCAAAATGGAGCAAGGAAATAGCTGTAAAGGAAGGTGCAGAGTCAGTCATTTGTTTGGGTGATTACTTTCATGATCGGGATCAGATTGATGTTTCGACTCTTGATATAGCCAGAAAAGTTTTGGATATATTTTCTGATTTCAAAGTTTATTTGATAACCGGAAATCACGACATTTATTTTAAAGAAAAGAATGACGTAACGTCTCTTCACATTTTCAAAGGATATCCTTATGTTAATGTTGTCAATAATACGACATTGTTCAAATACCAAGACAAACAAATTAATATGGTTCCCTGGACAGATTCTAATGAAGCAAAGAACTTTGAAGGAGATGTCATATTAACACATGCTGAATTTAAAAATTTTAGAATGAATAACAGCAAATTCTGTGAAGAAGGTGTTGATTTGGAAAAATACCAAAATAATGAAAGGTTTATATTGGCAGGACATTTTCATATAAGCGATATCCGTAATCATGGAAAATTAAAAGCAGGATATCTAGGAAATCCATTCCAACATAGTTTTGCAGACATCAACAATAACAAATATGTTTATATTCTGGATTTGGAAAACATGGGATTGAAAAGTTTTGAAAATGAATTTTCGCCCCGACATGAAATAATAAGATATTCAAAAAAAGAAGAACCCAAAAGAAAAAATTCAATTGTACGGGTCATTTTTGATGTTTCTGATACAACCGAGAAATACACAAGCTTTGCAAGCCAAATTCAAGAAGAGCACAAACCTTTCACTCTTTTGACGCAAACAGATTTTGAATTGAAAAGCGATGATATCAAAACCGACACAAACATATCATTTGAGCAAATGCTGGAACAATTCATTGATGGAATGGATATTGAAAATAAAAAAGAAACCCAGGAATATTGCTCCAATCTTTATAAAAGGTGCAACTGATGCATACTATAAACTTTAAAACCGTTTATATAAAAAATTTTCTATCAGTGGGTGAGAAACCTATTACAGTTAATTTTGAAAAGGGAATGTGTTTAATTACAGGTCAGAATCTGGATAAACCAGAAAGATCGAATGGTGTGGGAAAAAGCACAATTGCCGATGCTATTCATTTTGCTTTGTTTGGAGAAACTATCCGAGAAATCAAAAAAGATCTGATTCCAAATTATTACACAAATGGGAAAACATTGGTTCAAATAACTTTTGATATAGGAAATGATAGCTATGAAATAGCTAGAACGGTGAATCCTACCACAACAAAATTCATAAAAAACACAGTGGATGAAACAAAAGATACTATAGCCAATACAAATGAGACCATAGAAAACCTTGTTCGTTGTACTAGTAAAATATTCAACAATTGCATATCATTGGGTATAAATTCCAGCAACTGTTTCATGAACATGAAAAAGTCAGAAAAGCGGGAATATATTGAATCTATTTTGGATTTGGACATTTTCTCTGAAATGACTGATATTTGTAAAACTGAATTGTCCGAAGAACGTAAACTAAGAGAAGGATTGTCTGCCAAAAAAGAAACCTATGAATCCATTCTAGAGGATTATAAAAAACAAAAAGAAGAATTTGAGAATAAGAAAAAGAAAAACATATCTGAACTTGAACAAAAAATAAAAGTATTAAAAGAAAAAATCTATATTTTAAACCAAGAAATCGAATCATTAATGGAACATTTATCTGTTGATCATTCTGAAAAGATAAACCAGGCTAAATCTGTTTTAAAAATAATTGAAGCAAAAATAAGCGAAACAGAAAAACTTATAGCTTCCAAGCAATCGGAAATACGCTCTATTCAAAAAAATCTTAATGAAATTAAAGAGAATATTGATACATGTCCATCTTGTTTGAGGGAAATAGATGAATCCTGTAAAGATCATGTTGAAAATCGTAAAAAAGAAATGGTTCAACAGATAACAAATATTGAAAATGAAATTAAAAAGGAAAAGGACAAAAGAGAAAAATTTTTGGATAAGAAGTCAGAAGCTGAAAAAATAATAGATAATTTACAAAAAAAGGAAAAGCAATCCGAAAGGGACAATTCCAAGAAAGAACAAAACAAAAAACTCATAGAACAAATCAATTCTTCAATTGATGATATTGAAAAACAAATAGAAAAAGAAACAAATCGAACAGAGAATTTTGACAAATTGATTGAAGAAAATGAAAAGAAAAAGCAAGATTTGGAAAAAAAGATCACCGAATCTGATAAAAATATATATATTTTAAATAACAGTAAATTTATATTAAGTGATGAAGGATTAAAAAGTGTCTTTATTTCAAAAATTATAAATCTTTTAAACAGTAAAATAAACCATTATTTGAATAAATTAGATGCCAATTCACGAATAAATTTTGATAGTTATTTTGAAGATACCTTAACAGATTCGGTGGGTAAGGTTGCTAGCTATGCGAATCTTTCTGGTGCTGAAAAGAAGGCGGTTGATCTTGCCTGCATGTTTTCATTCATGGAAATGCGAGAGCTTCAGAACTTTCCAGTATTCAATTTTGTGCTTTTTGATGAGATTTTTGATAGTAGTTTCGATAAAAAGAGCGTTCAACTTATAACTGATATTTGTGAAGAAATATCCATGAATAAGTGTGTATTCATTATAAGTCACCGAAAAGATGCGATTTATTCAAATAATTTTAAAACATTAAGCTTACAAAAGAAAAATGGCATAACAACAGTGCTTGAAAATTAAAATAATATATTAATTAGATTTATGTTTAATACTGGTAATCCATTTGCTGCAAATCCTCTTCTTCAAGCAGTAGGTCAATATTCTAATACTATAGCACCAAGACCTGCGTTGGCACCCACAGCACCACAGCCTGACAATATGCCAGATCGTGGAATCAATTATCTTGCAGATTATAGCGGTTGCGGTCATTGGCGTTTGATTTGGCCCGAAATGATTCTTAATGCCCATAATAAAATGACCATGCATAGCACAACAGTCATGTGCCTTGATCCTCGTTATTATATCAATACCAAGGCAGTTCGTGTTCAACGTCAGGCAACAGAACATCAATTAAAGTTTGTTCAGTTTTTAAAGCAATTGGGACAACAGAATGGTTTTCGTCTTCTTTACGAGATTGACGATCTTGTGTTTCATGAAGATATTCCGGATTATAACAAATTTAAAACTGCATTTATTGATCCTAATATCCGAAAACAAGCTCAAGCTATCATGAATGAATGTGATGAAATCACAGTGACATGTAAATTCATGAAAGATTATTATGCGGAAAAGACAGGTCATAAAAAAATCACAGTTATTCCTAACTATCCTCCAAAGTTTTGGATGGGTAATTACTATAATCTTAAAAAAATTAGTGAAAATTATGATACCTGTGAAAAGAAACCAAGAATTTTATACGCTGGAAGTGGTGCACATTTTGATGTGGAGAATCGTGTAGGACAAAATGATGATTTTGCACATGTTTTACAGGCAATTGCAGATACAAAAGACAAATATCAGTGGGTTTTCTTTGGTGCATTTCCTATGATGTTCCGACCTCTTATTGAAAAAGGCATATTTGAATATCATCCTTGGCAAGATCTTTATCATTATCCAGGCAAGATCAATGATTTGAGAATCAATATGATGATTGCACCATTACAAAATAATAATTTCAATAAAAGCAAGAGTGATTTGAAGTATATTGAAGCTTGCTGTTATGGTCTTCCTATTGCTTGCCAAAATCTTTGCACATATGAAGATGCTCCATTCAAATTTGATACCGGAGATGAAATGATTAAGGTAATTAATGAAGTTTTAGGTAAAAAATCAAAATATATGACTCATTGTGAACGAGCCAGATCTGCTTCAGAAAAGCGTTGGCTTGAAAATGAGGATAATATTAACAAATATGTTGAATTGTACAAATATCCTTATGGGGATGAACGCCGGGTGTTGCTAAACAAGGTGAATGGGTTAACATAGTTGGCGTGTATAGGCATGCCACATACGATCCTTTAAATCACGCTATTCGTCTGGCCACATGGTCAGAAACAGGTGAGCGAGTAACAGTAAGTCGCACATATTATCCGTATTTGTATGTAGAAACAAGTGGTCAGCACGACGAAATATCATTATATAATACAAAATTAAAGAAAAAGACATTTAGTTCATCGAAAGAACGGCGTATTTTCTCTGAAAAAGATGAAAACAAACGCATTTATCATAATTTCACTTGTTCCCAACAGTTTTTAATCGATGAATTTTCATCAGAAATAGATAGTCCAGATTTTGTTAAGCATCCTTTAAAAATATTTTATTTGGATATTGAAACTTACAGTCCAGATGAGTTTCCAGAACCATCTTTGGCAAAAGCACCTGTCAATATGATAACCATATATGACAATCTTTCAGAAAAGTTTCATAGTTTCGGATTGGGTGAATATGATTCCCATGACAATATAATCTATCATAATTGTAAAACTGAAATAGTTTTATTGGAAAGGTTTTTGGATTTCTTTCAAAAAGATTATCCTGATATTGTGGCAACCTGGAACGGAGAAGTTTTCGATATTCCTTATCTTGTGCATCGTATAGGAAGAGTTTTGGGAGAGGATCAGGCAAAAAGACTTAGTCCATATAATAATATTATTTCAAAAGAGATATTCACCAAATTCGGAAAGAAAGCAGAAAAGTTTTATATTGAAGGAATCGCCAATTTGGATTACATGAATGTTTATAAAAAGTTTTGTCCGGTGCAGCGGGAAAGCTATTCTCTGGGTTCCATAACTTCACTAGAACTGGGAGAAAGCAAAATAGAATATGAGGAAAGCAATCTGTCCTCATTGGCGGAGAAAAATTGGAAGCAATTCGTGGATTATAACATTCAAGACGTTAATCTTCTGGTTAAGCTAGAGGAAAAATTGCATTATTTGAGCATTCTTCGTTCTCTTTCTCATGTAGGATTGACCAATCTTGAAACTGCCATGAGCACAATCAGTATTGTGGCGGGTGCAGTGGCTATTCAAGCCAAGAAAAACAAAAAAATTATACCTACCTTTCCACATAAAGAAGATGACGGAGTTACAATTGAAGGTGCATTTGTTAGTGAACCACAAAGAGGTTTTCATGATGCGGTTATCAGCTTTGATGCCAATTCACTATATCCGAATTTGATTCGAACATGTAATATGAGTCCAGAAACAAAGGTGGGAAACCTTGAAAAACTAGACGACAAGACAATTTTACATCATGTAAATGGTAAAAAATACACGTTAACGGATGAAAAACTTAAAGTATTGATGGAAAAGGAAAATCTTGCTGTAACAAAGATAGGAACTTTGTTTAGTCAAAAAGAAACAGGTCTTGTTCCTCAAATTATTGAAGAAAATTATAAAAAACGGGTGGATATAAAAAAGGAATTAAAGAAAATAAAGCGAGAACTGCTTAATTCTGAAAAAGATTCAGAAGATTATAAGGAAAAAAAGAAACGAGAATCCATCCTAAACAACAAACAATATGCCCTTAAGATTCTCATGAACAGTATCTATGGAGCATTTGCAAACAATTTCTTTTTTTTAAGTGATAGAGATGTGGCTAGAAGCATTACAGTCACAGGTCAAAGTGTAATCAAAAAAGGAAGTGAAATTATTGAAGAATTCTTTGTTAAAAATGGCATAGAAAAGGAATCATTAGAAAAGAACTCTCCAATGGTTTATGGAGATACGGATAGTTGTCATGTTTCAGTCAAACGGCTTCTTGAAAAAAATAATATAAAATTATTAAAGAAGGACAAAACTTTAAATTCCGACGCAGAAAAGGTTATTGACAATCTAGAAAAATACATCAATGAACAAATAACCTTTTGGGCTAAAAAGGAACTTAATAGCAGTTCACCAAATCTGGAATTTAAACGGGAATCCATATGTGACGTGGCCATTTATATACAAAAGAAACGATATGTGCTTCATGTTATTGATGAAGAGGGTGTTCCTTGTGATAAAACAAAATATACAGGAATTGAGGTGGTTCGAAGCACCATGACCAAGCAAGTAAAAGAATTTAATAAAAAAATTATTGAAACCATGATACAAACTCGGGATCCATCTCAGACAAATATAATCCTGGAAAAGATTTATGAGGATTTTCAAACCAAAGATGAAAAAAATCTTTCATTTGTGGTGGGTATTAAGAATTATGAAAAGTATTCTGACTCATGTAATGAACTGATGACAGTAAAAGGAATGCCTGTACATGTTAAGGCAGCTTATTATTATAATTATTTTCTTAAAAAACAGTCTTTGTTAAAAAAACATGAAACCATAACAAGCGGAGACAAGATTCAATATTATTATGTGCAACAACCGAATCAATTTGCCATTTCAGTTATGGCATTTAAAAATCGTCTTCCAGATGAAATCAAAGAATTGTTCCCCATGGACAAAGAAAAGCAATTTGAAAAGCTTGTTTTGGAAACAATGAGAAAAATTTTTGAACCGGTAGGGTGGGAAATACGAGAACCAGGAAAAATGAACTATGCTAATCTTGAATTACTTTTTTCTGACGAGTAATTGACTGGGTTTTGTCACATTTCTTCCTAATTTTTTACTAATAGCTTTGGACCAAGTTTTGTTTAAATTTTTCAATCTTGTTATTTCAGCTTTTAATTTGTAAGGATCTTGAGGAAGTTCTTCTGTAGATGGTTCAGCAGGAGTTTCATCTGCTACAGGTTCTGGAGTAGGAGCAACGGTTTCTTTTTTGGCATAAACATCACCATGAAGTTTTTGCTTTTCTTCAGGAGAAAGTTTTGCATATTCCGTAGGTTTCATGGTTTTTAATTCAGGTTCAGCTTTGGCTTGTTCTACAGAATCAGCAGGCTTTGATGATGTTACAGGAGCCGGTGTTTCGGAAGGAGTTTCCTCTTTAGCAGGTGTATATAATGATGTTTGACCATACAAAAGAGTTTCTAGTGCACCTTTTTCAGCATCTTCATATTTCTGAGCAGTATGATTAGTTTTGAAGTATTCCAAAGCTTTAGCTTTGTTTTCTTGCATGTTTGCATCTGCCCATGCACGACTGTTTAAGAACTTATTAAAGGTATCTACAGCTTTTTCTTTGTTTGTTTTGATATCGCCCTTCTTGGCAAATCGAGGATACCAAAAACGTGTCCACAAATCTTTATATGTTTCATATCTTTTTTTATCTTCACTTCTTTTAGGAATGCCTTTTAAGAAATCCATAATCCCTTCGTTAAGTGGTTTTCTTTCAACACTTTTCGCAAGAACATAGGCTTCAAATATTTTATGGCTTTCCAAATGCATATTATTATTTAATATAGTTGCTTTTCTAAATCATATGATTAAATGGTGGTATGAGTTCAATTCAACCATTCGTAGATCATGTAGGACGTACAATCATAGGCGAAGTTCTTGGCGAGGAGAACGGAAACCTAAAGGTAAAAAACCCCGCTATTCTGCTGGTTCAGCCGAATCAAGCCACTGGACAACTGAGCATCCAGACGATTCCCTTGTTTTTCAAGGAATTCATCAGCCCTGCTCTTCGTGAAACAGTTGGCACCTGGCTTTTCCCAAAGGATAAGCTAGTTTTGACCACTGACGTTCAATTAGAAGAGCGTATTATTGAGCAGTACAAGCGTATTTTTACGTCTGCTCCTGTTGCTGATTCTAATCCTGAAGTAGTCAAGCTGTTCGAAGACTAATGAGCGATCTGGATAAAATTCTAGGTTGTCTGGATGATATCAATCCAGAAGCTGCTTTTCTATCAGATAACACTCTAAGCAACGTTGATACTTGGTATGATACCGGTTGTTATGCTCTAAACGCCATTATTAGCGGAAAAATCCGTGAAGGTGGTGTTCCAAAAGGACGAATCATCGTCTTTACAGGAGAATCACAAACAGGTAAAACACTTCTTATTAATAAAATCTTAGGTCTTGCTCAAAAACAAGGAATGTATCCTGTAATTTTTGATAGTGAGATGAGTGTTGATGCGGATAGCGGTAAAACCGTAGGACTTGATCCGGAAAAGACCAAGTATTGTCCTGTTTATACTGTTGATGAAACCAAAAACCAGATATCTAAATTTTTGGATCAAGTCATTGAGAAAAAAGCTCAAGGTAAATTCATTATCAGTATAGACAGTCTTGGCAATCTTGCAGGTGCAAAAGAAGTTGCTGACATTGAAAAGGACAAATCTGTTGCAGATATGGGTCTTCGTGCCAAAAGCTTGAAGAGCATGTTGCGTATTTTGACTTATAAAGCAGCAAAAGCAGGAGTGACTGTTCTTTGCAGTAACCATACATATGCAGATCCTGCCAGCATGTATCCAAGTTTGGTTAAAAACCAAAGTGGAGGAAGTGGTCCTTTGTATATGAGCAGTGTCATCGTTCAATTGGCTCGAAGAAATGAAAAGCAAGATGATAAAAATGAAGAGGACAAAATGCTTCCCGAAGCAAAACAATATTCGGGTGTAACTCTTCGTGCCATGACAACCAAGAACAGGTTTTTACCACCTTTTCTGGAAGTTCCAATTTATTTGAATTACAGAACAGGATTGGACAAATATAGTGGACTTTTGGAAATGGCAGTAAATCATGGAATTATTATCCAAAACGGACCAACCTATACTAAAGCAGACGGAACAAAATTAGGTTATGCAAAAAGTTTTAAAAATGATATATCTTTTTGGGAAGAGTATGTTATACCTAATCTCCAGGAGAAATTAAATGTCGCCTACAAATACGCAGACTCAGATACAGACGCAGCAAAAGAATGAAAAGATTCTTTTCATTAGTGCAACTCGTGGCGACAAATCAAACATATCGTTTCTAAAAAGTATCAGCAAAGTTCCGGGTGCTGAATACGAAATAATCGAAAATAACACCGAAAAACTTTCGGTAGTTTATAATCGTGCCATTGAAAAACACATGGATGATTATGATATTATATGTTTTATTCATGATGATGTGTTTATTGATGATCTTCGTATTGCAAAAAAGCTGGAAAAAGCAGTTCGAGAAAACAATTATGATGTGATTGGATTGGCTGGAGGAATCAATCCCATAATCAAATCTCCGGCACTTTGGCATCTGATGTGTGATCGACACAACTTAAGAGGTGCTGTAGCTCATCCATTTGATAAAGGTAGTATTTTCATGACTAGCTTTGGAAATACGCCTTGTGAAGTTGATTTGATTGACAATTTGTTCATGGCGTTTAGAACCAAGCTATTCAAAATAAACAAAAATTTCCGTTTTGATGAAACCAATCCTTGTCATACACATTTCACGGATTTGGATATCAGTTTACAGGCTAAAAAGTATTCTTATAAAATTGGTATTTGGCCGATTTGGGTAATTCATGCAAGTCCCGGATTAAGGAACTATGAAGATATTGTTTTTCAAAATGGTCAAAAATGGTTTCTTGAAAAATGGTCAAAATAAACAAAATCGATAACGATACATTTGAGACACTTATAATATACAAGTGTCTTATGGATGGTGCCTATTTGGGTACCATTGCAGAGTATTTAAAACCTGAATATTTTACCAATGAGGATATTAAAAATGTTATTGGCATTATAACTGATTTTTATCAAAAAAATAATGTTCCTCCAACCATAACCGAGATTAAGAATTATCTTATTAATGATAAGCTTAAACAATCATTAAAAAATATTGTAACAACGTTTGAAACAATTGATAAAAATCTTAATACAAAAGAACTATATGAAAACACTGAAAAGTTCCTAAAAGAAAAAGCGGTTATTAAAACCATGATCGATATCATGGAAAAGACTGAAAAAACCAGTGTTGATACAAATGAAATTTTAGAGAAATTCCAACAGGCATGCAGCATAAGTTTGACACATGATTTGGGAATGGATTATTTTGAGGATATTGAAAAACTTGCAACGGAAATTACAAAGACAGAAAATTACATTTCTACCGGTTATAGATGGATAGATGAGAAACTTCAGGGTGGATTTTTACAAGAAGGAAAAGCCCTTTATGTTTTCAGCGGTCAAACCAACGTTGGTAAGAGTATTGTTTTGGCCAATATTGCCAGTAATATTTGCGCACAAGGCAAAACCGTTTTGTTGATTAGTCTGGAAATGAGTGAAGTTGTATATGCAAAACGGCTTTGTGGAAACTTTGCCAACATTCCAATCTTTTCCTTAAAGCATAAATTGGATGATTTAAGGGATGAAATTGCAAAATATAAAAGGGAAAATCCAAAATCCAAACTTGTGATCAAGGAATTTCCCCCTAGCACAATTAGTGTTGGTCAATTAAATGCATATATCAAGAAACTCATACAGAGTGGAATCAAACCAGATGCCATCATTGTGGATTATGTAAACCTTTTAACCACATCATTTGGAACCAATTCCTATGAAAGGGTCAAGCATATTACTGAAAATCTCCGAGCTGTAAGTTATATTTTTAATGTTCCTGTGATTACAGCAACCCAATTGAATCGAAGTGCCATGAATCAAAGCAATCCTCAATTGGAAACTGTGAGTGAAAGTCTGGGATTGGCCATGACTGCCGATTGTATTATTGGTTTGTGGCGGGAACCTGAAGATATAGAATTAGGTCGTATTAATATGAATATTCAGAAAAACCGTATGGGTCCTGCTTTTGGTACTGCGACTTTTGCATTGGATCAAGCAACTATGCGAATTCGAGAAGAAGCAAAAATTGAAACAAATGATGCTATTTCCAGTACAGAAAATACTTTGAATAATCTAGCAGTCAATGATTTGATGGAATGAAAAAGACAGTCATTCTTTGTGATTTTGATTTGGATGGAGCAGGATGCTGTCTTGTAGCCAAATGGTCTTCACCTAATCAACAATATGATATTATACCTACAAATGAAGATGAATTGTCTCAACATTTAAAGAACAGAGATCCGCGAATTCCTTTGATTGTTTGTGATATGACATTTAATCAAAAACATGTGGATATAGCAGATAGACCGAATGTGCTTTTTGTTCATCATCATGATTTGCCTGAACAGATAACTTCAAAAAATTGTAAGATAATTTCCAAGCAAGAAACATCCTGTACAAAATTATTTGCCGATCTTTTAAAAACACCATTATCGGATGAAAAGAAAAAATTGATAGAGTATATTGATGATTACGACAGTTATAATTTAAAATATAAAAAATCTTTATTCCTAAACATGGTATTCTGGTCTTTTACAGGAAACAAATTGGAAAAATTTATCACTGCTTTTGAGCAAGGAGATAGAGATTTTAACGATACAGAAAAAAATATGGTGCGAATTTATGCATCAAAAATGGCTGAAGCTGTTCAAAATTCCGAACCACACGTTCTTAAAACAAAAAATTTTAATATAATAATTTTTTATGCTGATTTTGCAGTAAATGAACTTTGTGCAGAATTTTGCAAAAAATATGACTCTGATGCAGCCATAAGCATAAATAAAAATACACTTTCAGCTTGCATAAGAATCAATCGAAAGAAAGAAACCAATTTTGATTGTGGTGTTTTTGCAAAAATATTCATGGATGGCCATGGATATAAAAACTTTGCTTCTGGTAAAATTATAGATAAATTTGTTGATTTATCAATCAAATTCACTAAGATCTGATATGGAAAAGACTATTACAGATAAAGAGACCGAATATTACTTTCTTTGTTTCTGTAGTTTAATGTGTATTTTAGCAGAAAAGAAGCTGAATCTTCCCAATGTCTTCATAGCATTCTTAAAAAATAAAAATTATCGTCAGCTTTTCAAACAAATGTTGAATGTTGAAACTGATCATGAATGTGTTAAAATTTTTATAAATTTTGATCCAAATTTACACAAATCAAAATATATAACCAAGTTTTTAAATAAAAATAAAAAATTGAAGCTTTCGTGAAACACGATTTGTTGGATATTTACAATTCCTTTATCAAGGCATATCGGACTGCAAATTCTGCACCATTCCGGTACAGAAAAACATATGAAACTCTTCCACAAGAGGTAAAAAACAAGGTTGAAAGAATCAAGCTGTTTTTTGATTCTTATGAAATAAATGTGGATGATTTTTTTGAAGCTCCTTATTTTTTATATAACGACACAAAATATTTCGCCTTTGATTATTATCTTTCAAGAAAAGCAGTAAAAAGTTACAGTGATTTTGAAAAGGAAATATTAATGATGGGACCAGATCATATCCGCAATCTTGTTAAAATAAAAAATTCTGCATTGTTTTTAAAGAAGTTTTTAAAAACTGAAGGAATATCTTTTGCAGAATACCTAAACAATAAAAAAGAAAAAGTTCCTTCATTTGTAACACATTTAAAAAATAGAAATGTTTCAATTTATTTTTTGATGGGTTTAGAAGGTTTTGAAAAAGCTTTTTTTGCTTTTGATTCCAATCTTTTAAAATTCATAATACCAGACATTTATGAAAATTATGAATTATATAATAAAAAGTTTCTTACTAGCCAAAATGCCAGAATTTTGGTAAAAAGTATTTTAAATAAAAAGATTCTGAGTTGACATCTTAATTTGTATGTTAAGATAAGTTCATGAGTAAATTCACATCATCTATGTTTGAAACGCTGAAGGAATCCCTTACAAAGAAGGGTGAAAATAACAGCGGACTATATAAAAATATTCTGAAACTGGAACCAGGAAACACATATAGTGTTCGTTTGATTCCTAATTTGAAGGATGCCAAAAAGACATTCTTTCATCATGTTCAACATGGTTGGACCAGTTTCGCAACAGGTCAATATGTCAGTGCCCTTTCTCCGACTACATGGGGCGAAGTTGATCCTATTGGCCAAACCCGTTATAAGCTTCTTTACAAGAGCAATAATGATGCTGACAAGGTAAAGGGAGCAGAAATCAAGCGTACTGAAAGATGGCTTGCAAATGTTTTGGTTGTTGATGATCCTATTAACAAAAGCAACAACGGAAAAGTAATGATTTTGAAGTTTGGCAAACAGCTTCATAAGATCGTTATGGATGCAATGTCCGGTGAAGAAAGTGAAGATTTTGGTGACAAAATTTTTGATCTTTCTGAAAAAGGTTGCAATCTAAAGATCAAAGTGGAAAAGCAGGGTGATTTCCCGAATTATAGTAGCAGCAGATTCACCTCTCCAAAAGAAATTGAAGGATTGGATGAAAAGGCTCAAGAAAAAATCTATGAAAGTGGTTTTGACTTGGAAAGTGTTTATCAAAAGAAAACACAAGATGAGCTTCAGAAACTTTTGGAAGAACATTTCTTCTGTAACGTTTCTGTAACTCCTCCTTCATCTAAAAAGGCGGTTGCTGCTGAAAAGAGCAGCGATCTTGTGGAGCAGAAAACACAATTGAAATCCAGCATTGGTGGTAAAAAAGCCGATGATAAAGAGGAAGATTTGATCAAGGATCTTCTTGAAGGTCTGGAAACATCTGAATGAGCCACATTCAAGATCCACAAATAGCTAATATTGTTTATAATTTTTTGGGTAATACACTTGCTCAATTAAATGAAATAGACAAGCATAATGTAGGAGGAAGTAGTTTAAAGGCTTTAAAAACAGATCCTAAGAATGTTTTTAGGGTAAATTCTGACCAAGGCATGAGTTTATTGCCAACAGAACCTTTTAATTCTACACCTCCTGTAATTCAACAACCACAGGCACCAGTTATTCCTCAAGCTACAGTTCCGGCGGCTCCTGCTGTCAATGTAGTAAATGCAGGATTGAATGTTTCGGCACCAGTTCCTGTTCAAGAAACAATTCAACAAGTCATTCATTTTACAAATGGACCTAAACTGATTCCTGAGTTTGATAAGATTATATCAGCTTTAACCAATATTAAGAATATATTAAATGAATCGGTTCACGATAGAAAATAAGAACAAATTTTGTCGATATTTTCTTGAACCGCTTCTGAAACTGAATCCGAAGTGTGTTCTTAAAATAGAACCAGACAAAGTTCAGGCAAAAAGCAGTTATCCGGATGGTTCACTTTTTCTGGAAGCATCATCCAGTATTGATACTGATATTAAAGATCAGAAAGAACTGGCATTTATTGATCTTTCTAGATTCATTAAAACTCTTGATTTTGTGCAAAAAGATGTGGTCAGTTTTAAACTGGATCAGAATTATCTCTCATACAAGGACACAACAAATCATTTTACAATGCAAATGTATGATACCAAGGTTGTGCCAAAACCCCGTTTAAGTTTTGAAAAAATAAATGCCCTTCCTTTTAATTTGGATATTGTTTTAAATACTGATGTTTTTTTTGAAATAATTAAGGCGAGTGGAATATATCCAGATTTAAATAAATTATATTTTGTTTTTGCAAATAATACCCTAAAGATTGAACTTTCAGACAAAACAAAAAATCAGTGTGATGGATTTACCCGTACTATTGAGAACATCGCATCTGTGGATGGTGGTTTGGATTTTATTCTTCCGCTGGAACCCTTAAGAATTATTTTGGCAAATAAGATGGAAAAATTACAATTTCGCTTCCATAAAGCAAGCAGCCTAGTAAATCTAATATATGAAAATGATGGAATCAAAATGTCTTATGTCATACCATGCCTAATCAAATGAATACATCAAACAAAAAAAGAATAAGCAAAAACAAAGTTCGTACACCCAGTTATTTCATCAAGCGTCTCCGTGACAACGGATTCATTGTATGGAAACTGTTCCAGGAATATGCAAAAACAGATCCTCGTCTTTGGACCATCATTGTTGATCCTTCCAACAGCAGTATTTTTATCACCTGTTATCAGAACAAGGATTTCAACGGAGATATCATGTTTGAAATAAATGATGGCGGAATTCGTTTTGTGAAGAACTTCAGCCTGAGAACAGACAGCATTGAAAGTGTGATTCTTTTGCTTCTTGAAAAGAACATTGGCAATAATGCTAAAAATAGTAGATTTTTCAAAAAGATGGTAAATAGTTCAAGTGAAAAGCCCTCGGAAGAAAAACAACAAGAACTCAACCTCGTCTAATTCTCTTTCTGCAAAACAGCCGACAAAATCAGTATCGGCAGAGAATATCGAAGGATTGATCAAAAGCACGTTGCACAATTATCTGCAACAAAAGATTAATTTAAAAACAGAAAGATCTGCTGATCTTACACATCTGGACAGCATCATCAGCGAATATCTGGATTGTTTTATTATTATCGGATATGACATGGCAAATAGTCAGGTGAATTTCATCCATGCAAAAGATCAAAAAGATGCGGATGCATTAAGCGCAGCAATCAATCGTTTCTTTTATCAGTCACAAAACAATATCAAACCAAAAAACAACGATGATTAATAATGCTCTTATCCTCGGAGGAGGATTTGTAGGAAAAAATATGGCAGCCAAACTGAAAAGTTTGGGTAATGTAAAAACCGTGGACATGGTTCGCCGTGAATTCTTGGATTATACACAACCAGAAAAACTCCGGGAATATCTGGAAAAAGGTAAGCCAGATTATTTGATCAATGCAGCAGGTTATACCGGATCACCAAACGTGGAAGGTTGTGAAACCAATTGGCAGGATTGTTATTTTTGGAATGTGGTTGTTCCTGTTCGTATTGCTAACATATGCAAAGAAATGGAAATACCTTTTATTAATGTAGGAAGCGGATGCATTTACGACAGCCAGGATAAAATTTATAGTGAATATGATATGCCTAATTTTGGAATTTTCAGCAATCGCAGCAGCTTTTACAGCAAAACCAAACATCTCTGTGAAGAAAAACTGGAAGATTATCCTGTTTACACCTTTCGTATTCGTATTCCTTACAATGACAGTTATGCAAGTAAAAACTATCTTTATAAACTTTTGAAATATGACAACTTGATCAGCATGAAAAACAGTATCACCAGTATGAACCTTTTGAGTGAATTCACAGACTTCTTTATCAATTTGAAAGAAAAGCCCCGATATGGTGTTTATAATGTGGTGAATAATGATAGTATTCGTGGTGAAGACGTTATTCAATTGATGCGAGAAGAAGGATTAGAAAACAAAAATTGGAAAATTCTAAGCTATGAAGAGATGAATTTCAAAGTTAACCGAAGCAATTGCATGCTTTCGCCCATGAAAATTGAAAGTCTGGGTTATATGCCTAAAAATGTTATCGAGGATTTGAAGGAAAATATCAAAGGATTTAGTCATGCTGTCAAATCTATTCAAAAAGATAAGGTTTAAAACTTATAAAAAAGGTGCATTTTTTGCAATATTAAAAGGCAAATATGCAGGTGAATTTTGGGTGGTTATAGACAGTGATGATAATGAATATCGTTTTTTAAGTTTACCTAATCTTATTAAAAGAAATGCGCCTTTAGGAAAAGTTGATATTGGAATTAATTGTAAAATAATGGATTTTATTCAAAATCTTCCAAGTAAAGTGTTTAAAGTTTGTGAATTGCAGTATAAAAACATTAAATAAATAATAAATATAGATATGATTAAGAATGTTCCTTTTGTTCAACCCAAGCCCCAAGTCAGTCCTATTTCAGGACAATTGACAAGACCTATTATTGTGGAACGTCAGGTTGGAAAAAATGTTATGAAAGAAGCTCAATGGATAGATCCTGCTTCTGGTACGTTGTTTCTTCGGGGTATTGTTAGTGTAGAGGAAAAGAAATGAGTAAAGCAACAACCCTTTCATTATTTCCGAATGCTTCTGCTACAGCAGGAATCAGTCTTAATGCCTCTTCAACTTTGTTGACAATAAGTGCAAATGTTCAAGATCTTCCTTTAAAAGCCACACCTGCATCAAATGATCAAGTTTTGCTTTATGATGCAGCATCAAACAGCAATAAAAAAACAAACATTGCTGCAATAAGCGCCGTAGTAGTAACTCCAATAACACCTGGAACTGTTGTTCAAACAGTATCAAATACAGTTTCTGGTTCTATCACATTAGCAACAGATACTTTTAGTGGATTATCTGCACGAATAACCTTAATCAATCCAAATAATAAAATTCTAGTATTGGCAAATGTTCATGTGAGTGTTGGTTATGCATACCAAAATTCAGTTGGAGGAAACATATACATCAAAAGAGGAAGCACTAGAATACATGGAATGTATCCAGATACTTATGGTTTAAAAGTAGGTGCACAAGGATCTGCTACACTTTGGGCTAACTATTGTAATATAAATTATTTGGATACACCTGGAAGTGCAGGTCCTCATGTTTATGGAATTTACGGAAATTATTCCAATGTATCTGTATGTGACCAACCATCATCCATAACTTTAATGGAAGTTACAACCTAAATATAATTATGATAAAATTTGTAGACTGTGGAAAATATTGGGTGACCCCCGAACCGGGATATCCCATCATGCAAAAAAGCCATCAAGGATGGCAGGATCATATCAATCAAATGGTTGGTTCTGGAAAAGGAATTGTTGTTAATGTAACTCAAGAACCTGTTTATTTAAATGATTTGTGGGAAGAAATCCGAGCAGAAAGAGGTATTCGTCTTACAAAATGTGATTGGACACAATTTAGTGATGTTCAATTAGCAAATAAAAAGGATTGGGAAAATTATCGTCAAGCCTTGCGGGAACTTCCTCAAAAGTATAAAGACGATCCTACAAAAGTAGAATGGCCAGTTCCTCCGGCAAACTAATTACTTTTTCTTTTTCTTGTTCCAACGAATCAGGTCATAATTTTCCCAGAACTTTTTG